TAGTATATCTTTTAAAGCATTGTTAGTTGCTATGATCCTTTGTGCTTCCATTCGTACAACGGCAAGATCAACTTGGTCATACATATCACGATCAGGAGCGAACATTACTTTAGTGAAAAGAAGATTATGCTCTACTGCTTCAGGTGAATCACCGACAACCTCCTTATACTGTACAGTCTTATTGTTTAAGCTATGAACAGAATCAATTAAGGAATCAGAGTCAACCATCTCCATTGAACTCATCCTCTCACTGACACTGTACTTGTATCCTGAAATCCAGCTTATGTATTTAGGTGCATGATTACCCGTTAGCATTGCCTCCACTTGGATTCTGAAATAGTCCATTGCAACCTGACCTTCATTCCCGATCATGCGGTGGTAGGCTTGCTTGACTGCTAAGAATAAATCCTTGAAGAACTTTACTATCTTAGTTGCGATATTATTGGCAGTGGTAGGGTCGAACTCATTATTGATTAATGCTTCTGCTAATGCTTCAACAAGTCTTTCTTCCTGTACTGTTTCTTCTGCAACTTCTGCATCAGTTTCGTACTTATACTTACGACCTGGAATCCTTAGTGTGACATCTTTTAATTGAGAGATCGCCTTAAGTACTCTTGCTCTGTCTCCTTCTAGTAAATCGTTTGTTGCTGCGTGTCCTATCTCATGTAGAAGATCATACAGGTTCTCTACTGTAGGGCTTTCCATAGCGTTCATTGCCAGCACTATGAAAGGTTTACCATTAGCAACACCGAACATCGCCCTTGATTTACTCTCAGCGTTGGCAAATTCCTTCTCGGTAATCTCTACCTGCACACCAAGGGACTTCATCCTCTCTATAAGGAAGGTGAATATCCTATTTAACTTGGCTTGCGGAACTCTAGGGTATGCATTAGCTGGACGATCAGGTGCATTCTTATTTGTAGACTGCTGATCTCCCTCAACTAATTCGTCTGTTTCTCGCTGTTCTTTTTCATAAGCTTGGTTGCTTCTTCTTTGTAGGCTTTCCGCAATTTCTTGAATAGCATTGTCGTTAACAACTCCCTCGATAAAGGCTTCTCTTGTTTGTCCATATTCTTTGAATCCATTTTTTATTCTTTTTTCTATTAGTTCTGAAAATTTAATTAACTCTTCGCTGGTAACACCAAGTCCTTTAAGTTGATTCCATAAAGCCTCATTAGCTTCTTGTATGTTATCAATGGCATCTTCAATAACCTGTTCAGCAGTTAACCCAGAATCCTCCTGCATTCCTACGTCTATAAGGTCATAGATAAATCCTGCTGATTCCTCTGTGAAATACGCTGCATCCCTTAGATCTGTAACCTCTTTCGCTGGTGCATTTTCAATAAGCTCTTGTGATATAGTCTTACCTATCTCTGGATCTTCTGCTGAATCAACAACATCACCACCTGCTCCTCTTGTTACTTCTAGTGTGTCAATTAGGTTTTCTATACTGATCTTACTTGCAGCCTTAAGTGACCCAGCTTGTTTCAGGTATGCAGGTGTATTGACAACTTGTAGTTTTGTTTCATTAACAAGATCTTTAAATTCCGAGACACTACCTACTTGGTAATTAAATTTTTGTGCAGCTAACTTGAATCTGATTGCTGCAAACGGAACAAAGCCTGACTTTAATATCTCTGAAAATTCTAATCCTTGATAAGATGGATCATTTGAATCAGTTAAAGGCGGAGTAACCATCCATTTTAAATTGCCTTTACCTCCTCTATGCAATCCTAATACCCAAACTTTTCCATCTGGTGCTTTGAATACTATCTGTCTTCTTGTTCCAGAGGATGTAAGTTTATCAAAAGAACCTCTGGACAAAACGGTAGCAAGTTCGTTTGCAATCTTATCTTGTTCGGCTTCTGATCCTGCTTCGCTATATTTTTCTAGAATAAATGTTGCTTGATTAGAAAATTCAGTTGTGGTGGTTTCTCCTTGGCCAAGTTCACCAAACTCATAATAAGCAGGGCCAGCTTTAACTACGTTGTCTTTATTGCTAACATCAACATCTATATTCGCAATGCTTAAAGGATTGTTTTCATCCGCATCTCTTGATGCAAGTTCAGCTTCAGCCTTCCTACTTGCTGCTGCTGTATAATCATCTAAAACTTTTTTTGTTGCTGCTCCTTGAGGTGTGCTAAGTGTCGCTTCACCTGACTCTACTTCCTCTGCTGTAAACCCTTTTACCTTTGTTTCAATTTGAAGTATCGTGTCATCAATTTTTTTAATCTTAGCATCAATCTCAGCTAATGCTTTTTTATGGCCATCTATAAATTTCTGTTTTGGTTTTTCTTGATTCTCTTCATCAACAAGTTTTTCTTTTCGTTCTATTCTTTTAGTCCTAAGAGTTTCCTTTTGTGTTTGAAGCCTACGAACTTCACCTAAATTAGACTTAACATTAAGTAACTTGTTTGAATCTTCAGGTGACTGCTCAACTTGCTGCTCGATAACACCAATCTTCTTTTCATTTGTCTCTATACTTTTATTAGCTTTTTCAATTACTTGCTGACCTCCTAAGCGGATGGAATTTCTAGCGTTAGCATCATTGTTCTCCGCAGTGCTAAGAGTAGTTTCTTTAGATTTTTCAATTTCCTCTATTTGTTTATTTAGAACTTCAATCTCAGTCTCGACTTCCACCATCTTACCAAGCAACTCATCAGTAGGTTCTCCTTTTCCTTCAGCAGCTACAGCTTTCTTAGTTAAATTAGAAAGAACTAACTGTTTACCAGCTCTCTTCTTTTTAAGACCCCCAGCCGTAGGGAGTATTGCACTTGGTCGTTCCCTTTCCTTAGCAGGTTGATCCTCCGCTTCTCGTTGCTGTAATGCTGAATATCTTAACTCAATAGGAGAGACATTTGTTCCAACGGCAGTTTCTCTTGCTCTAGCTCTAAAGTCTAATGAAGGGTCAGGTGTTTGTTCTATCTCTTGGGGTACTTCCTCTACGACTTCCTCTGCGGGGGCTTCTGTTTCTTCCCCCTCTATTAATGGAACTCCTAGTGTTTTAGATAATTGAGATAGTGACGCTCCACCACCTTTACGACCTACAATCTTTTCTGGTTTTTCGACAGCAAGACCTGGAACTGTTTGATCTATTGTTTTCTCTTCGATTGCAACAGGAGCAAATGGGTCAGCTAAATTCGCTTTAAGTGTGACACTACCCTTCTCTGCTGACTGACGGTGCATCGCTTTAAACAACGAAGTCCTGTAAACCACATCAGCATTAGGATTACCTGCTACAAGTTTATCGTACTCACTTCTTATCTCGTCACCTTCTTTAGCTCTCAATGAAAGCTCATCTGCGTTCCTAGGTGTAGCTGAGAGATTATCAACAGTTCTTCTTACTAAATTCTCTATAGCCTCAAGAGTTTTTGGATCATCCTTATATGCTTCTCTGGCTACATCGGCTGTAGTTGTAAATAGTTCTTCAACTCTAGGATCTATGTTCCCTTCATCATCAACGTCAGCACCAGTAGTACCCATTGGTTTTTCAGATGAATCTAACCTAGACACCTTTCGGTTTATGGCAGATGCAATTAAAGAAAGGACTGCACCTGATACACCACCTGCGGCTGCATCTTCACCTAAGTCTTTAAAGAGTTCCCTGTCTGGATCGTACTGGACAATATTAGCTGCAATTATATCTCCTGCTGCACCTTGAAACGCTTCCTGTAATGCTTCCTCAAATGTTTCAACAGCGGCGTTACCAAGGAAATACATGAGCGTACCTCCACTAGCTGTGTCTAATCTGTTAAGCATCCTAGCTAAAGGTATAGCTTCAGATGTACCAACAATGCCGTTAAGAATATATGATGCTACTGCTTGATCTGGTGTTGCACCATTAGCTAAAGCATCTCTGTATCCACCAGCAGCATTAGCGGCAGCACCTAGCCCTGCAATAGTTCCAGTGTTAGCCCTCTGTGCAGCTTCCTTAGCATATTTCTGTGCAGCTTCTACACCCTTGTCCCTAGCCATGTGCTGAACACCAGCTTGAGTCCAAGGATTAATAGGTGTTTTTTCTAGAGCAGACTTAGCTGTTGATTCCGCAATTCCTCTAGCTTTCTTTTCAACACCTCCTCTTAAAAATGATTGGACTAATTTACCTGTCGGCCCACCCATACCAATGAAACCAACACCAGAACCTAACGCACCGGGAGCCTTGGTTAACCAGAAGCTATCAGCCATTCTTTCAGCTTTACCCACTGGAACTTCTGGAGATACATAATCCCCTGCACCCCTAATGCCACCAGCAATCTGGCCCATGTAGGTTTCTCTAAAGTCTCTCTCTCCTATACCAAGTCTACCCAGAGTCTCAGATTGAAGTATGCCTATCGACTCAGGTATTGATCCTATCGTCCCAGCGACCCCGCCAATCAAAGACTTACCAGCTTGTGCTGCCTTGTCTCCTGCTGTTAAAGGGAATGCACGATCGTAGATAGCACTATAATCTGCGGCGAAATCAGGGTACGTCTGAAGAAGACTAGGTAGTTCGTCGGAATACTGCTCCGCATAATGGAGCGTTATATCTTCGTCAGTAAGTTGTGTGCCAGGATTTTCACTACGATAATGGTCTACTATCTGATTGGGCATGGTATTACTAAATTTAGTGTCACTTTATTGTTTCGAGCCTTGTCCTAATGGGAGCTTTTGCCCTGCCTGTCCTTCTATGGCTTTTCTTAACGTGCTAAGTTGAATACCTATATCGTCATACTGTTTAAATAACTGAGGTATCTCAGATTGGTCTGCCTGTAATTGATCTGCACTTTTTCTAATTGTCTTAAGTAACCCTACATCTGAAGGAGTGCCAATTGGTGCGCCTATGGGACTTGATCCCGTCATAAATTCAGATATAGATATTCCGTCTTCACTTCTAGACCCTCCTCTATTCATCAATTCCCTCCCTGTATCTTGTTGTTTTTGTTCTAAAAATCTTATTGCCTGATTTACTCTGCCTTGAGGAGAATTATCACCTAACCCTAAGACATTCCCTAATCCTTCTCTTGCAAATCTACCCATCAAGTTTGCTTCACCTAATACTTTATTTGCTATTTGAAGAGCTGATTCCCCTCCTTGTGGAGCTGTCATTAACTTACCTGAAGCCCCTTCCACTTTTACATCAGAAGGAAGTGGTGCAGTTGCTCTAGGTGTAGGAGATGGTGTTACAGATGTTTGATCGACACCTAATGCTGCTGGCCTTTGCCCCGGAAGAGATGGGCGTTTTGGTGTTGGTGTTGATGTTGGTGAAGTTTGACTTGGTAATGGAGTATTATTAATCTGCTCCATGTCAGACAATGCATCTATAGCTAAAAGTGACTGCCATCCTTCGGGCAATCCAGCTTTCATAGCTTTGTTCTCTTTAATTAATTCAGGGAGTATTCTAGTGAAAGCGTCTCTAGCATTTCCAAAGTCTTTAATCTTTGCCTCTTCCCTAAGAAAGTTCAGTGCCTCTTGTTTTTCTGCTCCGGTAGCACCTCTTAATTTTCCTGTTTTATCAGGCACTTGAAAATCAAAAGCCTTACCCTCAAGCATTGCTCTAGCTTCTATTTTCGCTTGCCCATACATTGAGATTAGCTCAAGTCCTTCTTGAGTAGTTATATTACTAACACCTTCTGGAGTGTTGTGATCTCCGAGTCGATAGATGTACGCATCTGGATTCAGAAGAAATGTTTTTTGTTTCTCCTCTGTATCAAGTATCTTTTTAAATTCTGGTTTATTTTTTAATATAGAATAAGCAGCACCATGACTAATCTTTGCTGATTTATTTCCAGCGGATATTGAAGAGATGGCAGGTGTTAGGAATTTATTCACCATCTTCAGGATCTGGGCATCATTTCTTTTTATTTGATCTTGTACCTTTTTGTATCTTGGATTATTACGAATTACATTACTTGCGTCTCTAGTTTTAATAACATTAAGAAGTGGTTCTATCTTTGCCTTTATCGCTAAGGCTTTATTGGGAGTTAGACTCTGTAACTCTTCCGGTGACATTGCTTTTATTCTAGATAACTCTGCGGCATCAGCTTCATTCAGACCTTTTAGATCCAGCTTGTCTATATTACCTAACGCTTTTTCTGTTACAAAGAACTGTGTAGCTGGAAGGTTAGCTTTAAAGTTTCCTAGCTCTGCGTTTAATTCAAATATGTTTTTGTTTTTAAATGGAATTCCATATTGTGCAGCTTCTCTTTTAGCGTTAAATAAATTCGTGTAGTCAGTAAGTTTAGTCTCTAGATCGAAACGTAATGAATTCGCTTTTTCCAATGCCCTTGTGCTTCGAGACTCTGCACGTTGTTCTGCCCTAATAGCTTCAGCTTCATTAAGTTGTCGGGTTCTTAAATTCTCTTCTCTATCTAGTCTTCGTTTGCGTAGGTCATCATCATGGTCATCGCCCATAGTGCCTAGCCCCATCATAATACTGTACGGATCGTTAGTAGCCATTATTTAAGTTCCTTATTAACTTGTTGTAATTCGTTGTTAACTTTTGCTTCCTTATTTCTAAGGTTAATTTCTTTTAATTTAGGTAATAGATTAGCGTTATAAAGTTTCAATGCTTCTGGCCCCATAACATACGGAGCTAGATCTGGATCTGTTGTTATATCTAAATACTGACCAATGTTAGCTATGTAAACTACAGGTGGGTATGGTTCATTAACGGAATCTAATCTATCAAACTCGGCTGATGCTTGTTCTGCTGTTTCAAACCTAGCAGGGAGAAGCATTCTATCTGTCGGAATATTATCTATAGTCATAGCTCCAATGTTTGAAAGCTCATCATTGCTTAAGATTAAATTCTCATAACTTTCAACAGGAGCAGTAACAGGAGCAGTAACAGGAGCAGTAACAGGAGCAGTAACAGGAGCAGTAACAGGAGCAGTAACAGGAGTAGGCATACCGCTTGGTTTAACCTGATCTGTGTTCGTGTTAATCTGAGGCATCATCATCTTTACAGCTTTGTTCATCTCTTTAAGAACGTCAGTTAACTCAGAAGCTTTCTTCTCGTTACTTTGTTGTGCTGGTGAAGGGGTGGGAACAGGAACTTCAGATGGAAGTGGGCCTTCTCCAGTTCTTCTATCAAAAACTTCTTTTGCAGCGTTAAGGTCTTGCTCGATTAAAGAATCCATTTCCTCAATCTCTTTAAGCTTTTTATATTCAGGATCGCTTTCTAGATTAGTTTGATAGTTCTTTGCAAAGTCTTGTGCAGCTACAATAGGAGCAACAACAGCGGGAGCGGTAGACATTGGAGGAGCAGGTAGTTTAGCTTCATAATTTTTAGCCCTAGGATCTACATACCCAGCCTCAAATACTTCTGGCCCTTCAGCTAATGAAGCAAGCTCAGGATTGTAAGAGATATTATCCTCACCTTTTCGGGATTTCCTTCTTGCGGCAAGCTCACCCAACCATGCCATGTGTCCTTTTTTAAAAGCCATTTCAACTTACGCCTGAATAAAAATCTTGATAGATATCTTCCTTTTGACCTGGAAAAATATTCTTAAGTCCATCCGTTATATCTTGCATACCACCTGTCTGCTTATATGCACCCTTCATTAGATTAGCCATTAACCCTCCCTGCCCTGCGGCTGAAGTGTCAGGTCTAATATTTGTTAAAGCTGTAGCCATTGGCCCTTGATACCCTCTAATTTTATGTGGTGATAGTATACCTGATCTCATTAACTGTTGTTGTCCAACTTGAGATTGAGGGAACACTGAAAAATTAGATGCCATCTGTGCAGTCTGAGTGCCAAGTGACGGGTTCTGTAATTTAATATTCCTTATAGCATCCTTTAACCCTAGCCTTCTTGATTCTTGCCCTACATTTAAAGCACCTGTTCTGTTTGCCATTCTCTCAGCCGTAGCAAGTTTCATTTGTGCGTCTAATCTTCTTTGACCTAACCCTGTGCTTGCAGAACCATAGTTAGCTAGGTTTGATGCCCTCATCTGGTTCATTTGATTTGCTCTTTCAGTATCAAACGCATCTTGTACTCCAGCTAATTGATTTAACTCAGCTTGTTCAACTGCCTCTAGATCTGATAGCTGATCCTGTAACATCTGACCGCTAAATAAATCCTTAACAACCTGACCACCTGCTTGAACTGTTGGATCGTACTCTTGCTTGATCGCTTCGGCTCTTGCTTGCATCTCTTCTGGAGTTCCGAATGCATCATAGGCTGCGATTGCATCCCTCCCCATTCTTTCCTCAAAAGGTTTAACTGCTTCAGGTTCTAGTTGAGCGATTAACTCTTCTCTGTTAAGAACCTGCTTGGCTTTCTTTCTAACTTTAGTCCCACCAAAAAAGCCTGATATACCTCCTCGTTTTTTAAGTACAGTATCATATTCAGTTCTGTAAGTAGGGCTAACTCCATATTTATCAGCGACACGAAGCAGTGCCTCATCGCTCATAGAATTAAGTTGTCCAGGTTTATATTCTCCTTCGCTTAAGTATGTTGCAAAGTTAGCAAACCCAGCATTACCAGCAGCCATTAAGCTCTGAAGCATATTATTATAGAATGCCATCTGCTGATTCGCTTCGTTCGCAGCTTGAGATACCGTGTTTGCGTTCGCGGCAGATTTCCCCGCTTGGTTTGCCGCATACATTTGCAGCCCCTTAGATACTAATGCCATTATCATATTAAATAACTCCGTAAACTTCTATGTAATCCAGTTCAGCTTTGTAATCAGCACTGGCTCCTGTTTTATAAAAGTAAATTGTTTCTGTTTCAGGATTATTGCCGCCGAACTCAGCAACAAATGTTTGCCAAGGCGCATACTTAATATCTGTTGTAGCAGTTGCCGCTCCTCCTCCGTAGGTATTGCTAGGCGGGACTTGCATTTGCATAATGTCGTATGAAGGAGCAACACTGACTGTTCCCTTAAAGAATTGTGCTTTTAGATCTACACCATACCCTGCAATGATCCTTGCTGTGGCCTTAATTATGATCTTTGAATATGAATTACTAGCCAAAGAATAAGAACCAATTTGAGCGGTGTCTGTATTAGAAGTATGAGTTGATGAATCAGATTCAACAGTAGCAATTTTAAAAATACCAGGATCAGCGGTAGATATATTACTTAACAAATGAAAGACACTGCTACCTGCGTAAACAACTGCAATGATCTGTGTGTTTTGTAAATCACCTGTTGCTAGATTCGCTGTGCCATTCTTTTTAATAATTCCAGAAGTTGTAACACTACCTGTAGTTACATTTATAGTAACAGAACCCGTGTTTGTTCCATTAACCTTTATATAGAATACACTTCCTACTGCTGGAGCTGCGGTTAATTCACTTACAGATACAGCAAGAGTATTAACATCTGTTGCACTGTCTTCGGCATAGAATAAAGCAGATAACTTATCGTACCCAACTGTTCCCGCTGTTAAAGCACTTCCGTTAACTGTTCCCGCAGCGGTTTTAATATCACCATCAGCATCGTGGGCTACTAGAAACTTTGTGTGATCTCCTGTGATACCTGTTGCTAGGTTGGTGAGGTTGGCATCCATCTCGGTAGCCGTGAGAGCGGAACCTTTGACTAATCTTTTAACTAGAGTAATTGAACTTGGCATTAGCTTAAACTTGGTTGTCTTGTTTCACTTGTGCTTTTGACCATGCTAACATCGAAAGTCCGAGCAGCTAGTCTTGCATTTTTATATTCTGTTGCTGTCACCTCATCTTGAAACAAGTGGCTTCTAAAGAAACAAGGTACTAAATTTCGTGTCGATGGAGTTGTTATCTGAAACCCATTAACTAATGTAGTCGGAGTGCTGTAAGGGTTTGCATATCCATAGATCTTAATTGTTATTATAGCGTTCTCTTCTTGTTGGCTGGCTAATTGAAGTAAGTAACCTCTGAAATCTTTTTCATTATAAGCATCACCAAAGTTAGCAAGACCACCTTTGATTGTACTTGGGTAAGCAACTTGTGTAGTGGAATAAGAATTAGTTCTTCTGTAATAGATAGCTTTCTTATTGCTCCATTCAGAAACAGTTTCGTTTGCCAACCCGTATCTAAATAAAGTTCCTCCTGCTGTTCCCATTACAAACCAATCTTCATTAGTTAATGGTGGCTTCTTAATACTTGCTGCTGCTGTGAATGCCCCTGATGTAGTGGATGCTGTTCCGTTTCTGTAATCATAACATATAGCTGAGTCATCTGTTAGTGATGTGAAACAAAACCAAACCTCATTAGTAAGAACATTGTCAGCGGCAAATACAGAGTTAGTTGCTGCAATCTCATTCTGTTTATAGAAAATATCCTTAACACTAGCTAAAGCACTTATCTCTTTTGGCCCTCTGCTTGTCAGATCGAACGAATAAAAACTGTCACGACCTGCGTAGATATGAGTGTTCTTTACAGAGATTAAAGTGTGCTTGTAATACAAGGCTTGGGTACTAGGTATTGTTATTACCCTAAACTTAAACGGAATATTAGTGTTACCTGTGTATTGACCAATGAAAATTGATGTGTCCTTGTAGACTACTAAATTATTCTGAAGCGAAGCCATGTGAACAATCCCAGATCCATCTCCCATTAAATCTTCAAATCCTATAATACTACCGATCTCACTTGTCTGAACTACAGAGCCATCGCTTACTGTTGTTGAGGCTTCTGCATCTAGGAATATTGTTTGATTGTTTGTTATCCCTGCAATGTTAGCTGTGAAGTTACCTCCATCAGTTCCAGCACCAACTATAGTAATCTGATCTCCTACTTGATACGACTTTGCTGGGTAGCTTAGTGTTAACGTCTGCTCTCCGCTTGAAATACTTCCTGTTGTAGTAGCTGCAAATTTTAAAGGCTCCCTAATCTGCGACCAAATAAGTCTATTATTAAACTTGGTTGTGTTTGCAGTAACCACTCCGTAAGCAGATCCACCTGACATCCATGTTTTTAAATCATCAATTTGATCTATGTCGGCAAGCATTAGGATACCATTATAAGCTGTGATTGATCCTACACTAGCGACACCGTTCTCTCTAAGTTCGTACAAAGGAGTAACCTCCAGGTGTTCAACTCGATATGAAACAGGCAAGTCAACGCCATTATTTAAAATAGTGTACCCATTTAAATTAACTGCTTGCCACCTGTTACCACTTGAACTGAATCCGCTTCCTATAGTTATCCAGTTATCAGGTGTATTATCAAAGTAATCTGTAACATAATCACCTGACACATAGGTTACATCATCGCTCTTTTGGTATCTGTAAAGGTGAGTCTTGGTTCCAACAATGATTGCCACCTCTCCATTAGGGCGGCGTACCATGTGTACTAAATTAATTTCACTGCTAGTAGGAACAGCGTTACCAGTTACGTCACTTGATCCTGATGGACTAAAGTAATCGTACCCTTCACGCCTTACCTCTTGATCCAAGTCTCTACGCCAATCGAGCTTCTGAACATAGTTAGCAGGGCCAGCAAATTCATGGGACAATGCACTAAATAATTGCCCTCCATCAGTTGGCTTTGCCGTTATGTGTTTGTATCTTGCCACTAGCTAATGTCGTAGATTGCACCCCATCCATCATTACCAGATATAGGGCCATCATCATCAGATTTGTTTCTTTTACCAGCTCCACCAGAGCCGTACCCTTTAGCTGATGTTTGAGTGTTGGAAGACCCAATAGAACCTAACGCTCCTGCCCCCTTGAATGACGAGCCACCATACCCTCCTAAACTGTTACTCGCCTGTGCGGATTCTCCGTAAAAGGCTTTTCCTCTGTCGCCACCATTCTGCCCATTAACACTCTTTGTATAAACGCCTCCTGTACCAGCAACTCCTCCAGCCCCCCCTGTTTCTCTTGCACTTCCAGTTGGTATGGCCCCGCCTAATGCTTCGGCAAGTTTGGTCGTGTTAAGTGATGATCCAGTTGTCCCTGTTAAAGATCTAAATTCAGTATTACCCCCAACGACTCCTGCTGTCCAAACAGAACCGCCGTTAGCTACATATCCTCCGTCACCAACAGTAATTTGATAAACTTGATTTGCTGTTACCGTGTGTTCGGACTCTGTGTAAGCACCAGCCCCACCACCTGCTCCTGCTTGGGTTGAACTGTCCGTAGCTCCACTTGCCCCGCCACCTTGCAAGCATACTTTAATTTTTGTTACCCCACTAGGGACAACCCAATGACTTCCAGTATTACCAGACGAAGTTATTTCCAGCATCGGAACCATTGATGTCTCACTCTCGAATGTAGGGGCAGCGTTGTTTCCATTAGACTTGAGAACTTTTCCTGCTGAATTAGAGTCTGCTGTAATAGCTGCGGCTGTACCACTAGACCCATACCCTAGTACTCCTGCTGATGAATGCCCTTTAATGTGAGAAACTTCTACGCCAGCAGATTTAATTGAAAGTGTGCTACTCGATAACTCTAAGGAAGTGGTATCAGCTACGTTAGCGTTAAGCATCGAGCCTTCAACCGCACTAGCAGCAATTGTAACAGCACCAGTGTTTGCCATGGTGACATCACCAGATAGAGAGGCCGCAGTAAATCCTGTGCCATCCCCAATTAATAACTGTGTGTTACCTACAACCTTGTCACTAGCTGAACCAGTGGAGTTTGCATCACGAACTTTAACGGTGTTAGCTGGCATATCTGCCATATTACCGTTGGAAATGTTTGCACTATTTATCTTAGCAAATGGAATATCACCATCAGCTATAGACAACTTACTGTAAGGTATGCTCCCTGCTAATTTAGCTGCGGTAATACTCCCTGCCAGATCAGCGTTAAGAATTGCTCCTGTAAGATTAAGTTTACTGTAAGCAATAGCAGCAGAAGTATTAACCATAGCATTAGTAATAGCATTATTCGCTACACTTCCTACGGTAACAACACCTGCATTAGTTATGGTAGCATTGCCACTCATTGCGACAGCCGCACCTTTATTACTGGCATTACCTACAACAATCTTGGAACTGTCTATTGCTATATCATCTAAAGCTACATCACTTTTCTCCTGCCATTTAAGATATGTCCCATCACTTGAAGCGTCTTCGTTCCAGATATAAAACTTAGCTTCACCAGAAGTACCCAACCTTCTTATCCAAATATAATCTTTCCATGCCACTGTCTTTGCAGCATCAGGCACGTTTGGACTTCCACTATCCGTATCTGTGGTATTAATTAAACTCATTGTAATTTACGAGGTAGCACAGGCTAAACTTGTAGACCCCGCTGGAGGGTTGGTTCTTATTGCCTGTCTCCCAAAGCTATTGATGTAAAGTTCCTGCCTCTTCTTTTGAAATGTTCCATAGTAAGACTGAAACAATTTTAAATCCTTATCCACTTCTCTAGTTACCTTAGCTTTCACATATTCCCCCACACATTCAGCCATTGGATCATCGTAAGGAACCGTATCTGAGTCAGCGTGATCTGCTGTGAATCCATCCCAGTGAATCTGAAGTACTTCGTTCCTATCTAGCTGTGGGTATATGTAGAAATCTCCTGACTTACCTATGGCTATAACAGATGCCCCGTTGCTTATTAAAGGGTGGGCACATATTAAATCATTTCTGTTTGAGTAAGGATAATTAACAACAGGTGTACGATTGCACCCTTCATTATCAGTGGAAGGAGTGGCGGCTACCTCTGCTGTTGTATAAAAAATTCTGTACGCTTCTTGTGGCCTAGCCTCTGATGGTAATTGTCCCAGACTTGAGTTTCCCTCTGTAGTTAAAGGCTGAAATCCATCGGGGCCAGCTAGGTTATACTTGGTGATGTTACCTTTAGTGTAATGCTCTACATGAGATAGCACCTCGATAACACCTAGCTTAATCATCCGATCTACATACGAAGTGATACCCTGCCTAGTACCATCAACGGTAATAAGTTCTTTAACTGCTGTTTTAAATTGTAACCAAGTCATCTTAATCTTAAAGCTGCGTTCTTCGCTTGTTGTCTACGCCTCCTCATTGCTGCTTGCCTTTGCTTTATTAAACTAGAATTCATATTAACCTTCCTTCTCTTACCGAAAGGCATTGGCTTCCGTGGTTTTCTAGGTCTGCTCTTTGGCCCGAATGCTTTATTAACCAAACCAACTAAAGGCTTTGATATTAATTCTTCCGTAACTTTTCCCGGCACTTTAGATACTGGGCCAACGACAGGAAGATCTCCTAGTTGTGGTAACTTTGTGCGATCTGCAACTTTACCATAAGCCCAACCCCAAGGGTTAGTAGTAGCTCCGTAAATTTCTGACGCTGCTTTTAATAAGTTAGCCATTATGTTTTAGATTTCTTCCACTTTCTTGCCTTTACCATTAAATCCTCTGCTAACTCTGGGTAATTACGTTGATTGCCAATGGCTGCTGCCTTGCATTCACTATAAGTTGGGTTGTTTCTTTGTAGAATATCTAACCCATGCTCTCTCCAGAACTTACTTTTAGCTTCTCTCTCTGCATGAGATTCACTTCTTCTTTGATTTTCTAGATTTAGGTTTAGCAACTTGTTTTACCTCAAGTACATCATCTTCATCTTCGATTGACTGCTTGGGAGTTTGACCCTCCACACGATCCGCAACCTGTTGGTCTGACACGCCTTTCAATTGAGGAGATAAGTTCTGCCTCTCTAATTTTTTTTTTGTGCAATCGTCATACTGCTGCTTAGTAAGAGAACTTACCTGACCTTTACTTACTAGCTTATCAAGTGCGGTTTGTTCTGATGGATCGTCTGTTGAGTAAACGCCGTACCAATTTCCAGCGGTTATATCTACTGCTTCAAAGGTAAAAACATAACCGTCCATAACTTTTCCGCTCGTAGCATTTCCGCTATAGAATTTCGTAGCCATTAATAGAAAAACTAAATTTAGTGTCACACAAAGTCAAAGAAAAAGGGGCCAGGGCATGACACCCCGACCCCAGTAGCAGAGACAGAACAGGTATGGAGCAAAATTAATTACAAAGTAACTGTAGCCCAAGCCCCTTCTTTAAGAAGTTCGTTCATGTCTACGATTTCCATATAAACTTCTATCTCTCCTGCTGTTAGTTTATCTAGCTTTTCAGCACCAGAACTAACAGTTGCGGTGAGTGTTCCGCTCAATATGACATCGGTTGTTGCAATAAAGCCATAACCATCACCGTCACCTTGAGGAGTGTACGCATCCCAAGCACCAGCAGTTGCTACAGATTGAGAGTCAATGAACTTATCAGTATCACCTGTGATCCCTAAATCAAATACAGCACTAGCCTGATTAGCAATACCAGTAAAAGCTGTCTTTGTGTAAGCAACTACATCTCTAACAACATATCCTTTTAATAAGCCCTTAGCCTGATCAGAAGCATTCTTAGCTAAAGAAGCATTGACCGCCGCTGTTAAAGCATCATCAGTTGGAGTGTAATCAGTATGTGACCAAGTGATTTTATGAGTAAAGTTGTGATTCCTTACGCTATTTTTCAGGTCAGAAAATGTAGCACTTAGTTGTGTTCCAATTAATTTTTCTACTTTCATTGTGATATAAATTAAAGGCAGGGGCCATTCAGACCCCCACCCTAAGTGTTAACAATTAAGATACAGTCACATCAGCTCCAGAGACAGTCACACTAGGTGATGCATCACTGAAGTTTTCGACCATTGCGTGGCGGTTGGTATTACCTACACGAACCTCGAATGTCTTACTATTCAACTGATAGTGGGAGACATTTGGCTGGATGACACAGTTATATATATCATCAGCGGTGTTAGTCTGACGCTTAACGCTCGCAGTCTTAAGGACGTTGATCGCAATATCAGACCAATCAATTAACCAGAGTTGACGGGCTTGATTCTTATTAGTAGTAGAACCATCATTAATACTCATTGAAGCACCGATCTTATCATCGAAGAATGTATCAGTGAACACAGCCAAGCTGACACCTTGATCAGGTAAGTCATACTTATTGTACTCAAATACAACTTGTCCATTAAACGAGATCTGTTGCTTAGGCTGCATGAACAGTGTTAAGTCAGCAGAATATTTGGACTTATAGTACTTGGTCATTAAGTCGCGGATCTTAGCAGCGGTAAAGCGGTCAGTCATCGCGTCGATTGTATCAACAGTACCACCTGAATTTTCACGTTCCCGTTTAATCATGTAGCAAGATTCAAACAAGACATCTAGATTCAGGGCATTTCCTTGGTTATCCCAAGTGCGTGAACACTCAGCTAACTGTGTACGAATACCAAGAGTGTTGGCTTTGTACTCAATTGTTGGAGCAGTAGAACAACCAGCATCATTATTAGGATCAAGAACAGTTGGTAGACTTGTGTAAGTTTCAACCTTTTGATTGTCATTGATTCTATCGCCGTAGAACACTGTGTTCATAAAGGCATTCTGGTGATATTGCTCTTGTTGCTTGCGTTGTTGAGCGAGTGGCAACTGACGGAACTTCTTAAAGTACTCAGATGTAAGCGGTGCTTGCAAAGCCTTTAAGTATTCTTCGTTGTACTGGTGAGTCCAGCGTTGGGTTTGCTGCCAGTATTCGATCAAGGTTAGATCGTTGACTGCTGGCCCTTGGTGACACCACTTCTCGTAATCAGAAACAGAGTTCCCCATTATCATTCCAGAACCTAGAACTAGATTATATCCAGCGTCAGCTTTTTGAGTTGCAGTTGCAGAACCCCATGCTGTTTCAATCGAGTCACTTGCTGCACTAGAAGCATACTTGGAAGGTGCTACTACGATGCGAGCTTTTTCAACTCCACCAGCGTTAGCATTCTCAGCTGCAAAAACTTTATACTGAACATAAGCTATATCAGCACCCGCAGCAGTAGTATTTGTATCATTGCCACCACCTAGTTGCCGTCCATTAGTCATAACAGTTATGTATGAACCAGGATGGAAGTATTTCTCAATGTTTTGTACCTGACTTTTATTGAAGTTAGTCTTAGACAAGTTGTTTGCAGCAACAGTAGCGTCACTAGATTGTGAGCCATCTGTACCAGCATTCACTGTAAGAATAAGAGCAGAGCTAGGTATGTAACCGTAAGTACCATCAGTTGCATTAAAGCCGCTTATAGCACTTGTAAAATGTGCAGGTGTAACTGAGCGAGCTTCAACTTGAAAGTAGTTAAAGTTCAAAGTGTTGCGGCGTGGAACCAAAGTAAATGGTGCAATCACAGACTGCGAACCACCACCAGATTTCTCACCTAGGGCAACGTGCTTTGAAAGTAACAAGTCATACAGAGATTTTTCGTGCATACCAGCAAGGCGAGCCTCAGCGGTCTGTGCTATTATTCTGTCCATTCCGACTTCCTTAGCTGCTTGAGCTTCAAAGTCGCTGCGTTTAAAGGCAGTTATATTTGCCCTTGTTAACGTACATCCTTTACTCTCATCAACGAGGATGTGTCGAGGGGCACAATTGTATACGCGATTATCTGTGCCGTCGCTATCATGTAGTGTAGTATTAGTAGCCATATCAGTACTCCTAAAAGAACAAAGATATAACTAATTTTAAAATCTCAAAGGAATACAGTGAAATACACTAAAATAAATTAGTTTTAGAGGTGAAGAATTTAATCGTCCAGGTTGACGAATTTAGAAATCTATACCAAGTCTGTTTAATATATCTTGTCCCGGCGTGTCTACTTCCTCAACACCATCTGAATTGGGAGCAGCTCCGGGGCTTGGACTATTAGTAGCTTTAGGAGTTCGAGTCGGCTTAACCTCTTCCTTTTTCGCTTTGGTCTGCGATTTATTTTTAGTTTGCCGTGTGAACCCTAGTTTATTAAGGCGTTCTTCCTCTATTTTTACACTGTCTTTAGCTCTGGTAGAGAAGTAGTTACCCATAATTTCCATTACGTCTTTACTTGTGAATGTCCAGTGCTTGCTAGGATCTGCATGGGCGTACTCGGATGGAGGGACAAACGCTTTATTATCTCTTGTTAAATGTTCGCCTCCATGTTTCTGGAAAGCATCTGATTGCTGAGTAACGAAATCAATTATCCAAGAATGAAGTGGATCTTCCTGTTCAAAAGTTTTTAATCCATAGAATAAATCTAGATATTCTTTTCCTACCTTCTTGGCAGTGTCCATCTCTTGACTGTAGATAGATTCAGCTAGTCCGTCCTCTTCTGGTTTTTCTTCTTCTAATAAAGATTCGTACTTTGTGTATTCCTTCTCAGCCTTGGGCCTGTCCTCAACCTTTCTAATCTTATCCTCAAGTTCATTTTGTTTCTTTTCAAATTCAGACTTAGCCTCACTAATAGCTTGGTCTTTAATCATCTGACGTTCGAGCTTTCGTTGCTCCGTATTACTCAGTGATGGCTTGTTCCTTTGTATCCACTTAATAAACTCCTCATCGTTCTCGTCGAAAGTTCTATCTGGGTCATCGTTGTTATCTACATATTCATCAAGGTCTGTGTAGAATTTTTGAAGATTATTAGCCATCCCTTTGTATTTCTTAGGATCGACTTGCTCTGCGTATCTAGCTAATTCAATCTCATCCCGTTGTTCTGGTAAGTAATCATCGAGGTCATCTATTTCCTCTGGTTCTTGAGTAGGTTTTTGAACAGGTTGCTCTGGTAAGGATGGCTTATGTCTTGCTATCTCATCCTTGATTGTTTGCCTTATATCATCCTTAGATAACTCAGGTTGCTTAACCGAAAACTTCTTCTTAGGTTTAGCTGGTTCTGGTTCTGGTTCAGGTTCAGTTGAATCCTCTGTAGTTTCTACCTCTGCTTTCGCCTCTGGTTCAGGCTCAGGTTCGGGTTCGGGTTCAGGTTCTTCTTCCTCAACAGGTGGCGGCTCGATGTCTACACCTAGATCAGTATAAAGAACGTCTAGGAAACCTTCATTGTTCCCTTCTTGTTCTTCTACTTGATGTGTTTCTTCTGCCTGTGTTTCTACCTGTTCCTGCTCTAGTGTTTCTGTCTCTGCCATAAATTACCAATTATAGTTACACGCCCAGTATCGAGGTGTAGTACGATCTTTAGCCGTTGAGCAGTTATGTCTGGCCTTGAAGTTAGCTCTGCGTTTCTTGTTCTTATGCTTCAAGAAATCTGAATAACCAACTGCTCCAAAGTGTACGATCCTAACCTTGCCTGACTTGTCCTTAACATAGACGGTGTACTTCTTACCCTTTGGTGTGACACCTGGAATCTTGCGAGGCTTACCTAGCTTTACATTTTTACCTCTATACTCAGCCATTATACTATAGGTTCTTGCTGTTGCTGTGGTTGTATCTCGGCTGCTAATGCTTGTGCTGCGGCTTGTTCTTGTGCGGCTTGTCTCTCAAGCATAGTCCCGCTTTGAGGATTAGCTTCTCCACCACCACCTAATGCATCTTTGATTGAGTTAATATCAATTGCATTCTGCTCAACAATTCCAGCCATTTGCTCCATGACTTGTTGCATCTGCTGGTTTGGCCCTCCTAAGCTATTGTCTTGTCCGGTTCCTATCTCTAGCTTGAGATCAGTGCCAGACTTGCGAGCGATTTCATTAACAAGTTCAAAGTATTTATCTTTACCTAATGCTTCCAGAACCACTGGTGATTGGCTCACAATCTGGAACACTTGTATTAAGGCTTGAGCTTGCTGGAGATTGGATGCTCTCTCTGATCCGTCTCTACTTGTAAATACATAGTCATGACATAACCCACGTTTACTACCGATGATTGTGTACCTTCTCTCAATGTCAGGGTCCATCATCTCAGCATCATCTGTGTCTATATCAAAGCCAGCTTTCTGTATTACTGCTGGGATATATCTATTCTTAACAGGTAGATGGATAGTGTTACTTCCCATTGCTACAATTGATTCATAGATAACCCGCTTCATTGCAGCTCTGCCCTCATCAATAGCTTCACTAATAAATGTATAAACAGATTCAGTTGTGTTAGCTATTGTTAAGACTTCAGTTGCACTTGTTTCCCTAGGTGATGGTTGTCCTTGTTCTTGTGGACTTAACGCCATTAACCTTTCAGATATAGAAATCAACTCAGCTATAGATCTAAATATATTTGTTAGCTGTGAGTTAGGTTGGCTTCTGATTATCTTGAATACGTTATCTGGATTTGTGTCTATCCCTAGGTTAGCAAGCTTTTGAAATGAGGCTTCAAGTACATGGGTAGTGGCATAATAATTCTCACCACTCATAGTCTTCTGAAACTCTTGCCTTAGTTTTAATCCTTCTTCTGTATCAGGAAAGATGTCCGTATTAAGCACACCTACATTGAACAGGTCAGCCTTCGTAGTCTCTAGTAATTGCGAGAACAGATTAGTCAACTGGTCTTGGTAGCTCATAAGTTCGTGAGCCACACTTAAGTTCCTTAATCTAGTATCGTTCTCATTGTAAGAGAATACAGCAGCAGGTGATGAAGGAAGGAACTCTGCAAATATAATTGTAGAATCTCCAGCTACCCTCATATGTACCCAAACAGGGTGAGGATAATCCCCAATACCCCACTGGTTAGGTACTAACTTCATAAAGTAATCGGTAACAAACACGGAGGTATCACCCATTTCTCCTGAGTACATACCTACGCTGTTCTTCCGATCGTTCCAGCTAGTTAGATCATCCTCTGTGCGAGGGGGAACTATCTGCGTGTAGTAGTGGTTAAAGTAAGTTGCATACTGAGTAAACAAACCTACTGACGCTGTCGTATAACCAACTGAGTCACGGTTAAAATACATTGGGTTGCTCATCACATCCCTGTACCTAACCACATCCCAGAACCCTACATATTCCGAGCCTGTATCGGAGTTTAGGGATGTCAAAGGATAGGCATTATCCCAAAAGACTCTACTAGGATGGGGGTTGATCCAACTGATCCCTTCCTTTGTGACCTTAGTTTTGGCACGATTGTCGTCGTATTCTGGATTTGCCTTCTCCCATTGAACTTCCCGTTCCCAAGCAGCTCTAGGAAATGCTACGCTGTGACCGTATAGGAACATATCCCTGACCACCTGCGTTTGAAAGTGTCTGTAATCATACTGGTCAGACATGATCTCTACCCTTTGAGATAGAACATCAGCCCTAACCTTTCCTGTAACCCCTGTCGATCTAGGTTCGTACTTAAAGAAAGGGTATAGGTTATTGTATTTGTTTACCTGTGCAGCCAGCCTTCTAGTTACAAAGCTACGCACTAGGTTAATGTTAACTTCAAAGAACTTAGGTAAATCTATTTCATCTGGTTGCCCTGCGGCTCCTCGCTTAACGTACTTGTCAGAAACCTTCAGCTTATCTAGTTCCTTAACACAACTCGACACGTTGATTCTCTTCTGAGCGTACATTACCAATGGAATAACCCTGCTATTCAGAGGTGTACTATCCCAAGCTAGATCAACAGAACTGTACAGGTGGTGGTTCCTTAGTGAGAAAGTAATAGCCTCAGTTATCCTACTGGCTACCAACTTCTCCATCTCTTCCCTCTTGTCGATGTCTTTCTGCAAGGCTTTCACCTCACTCTTTTCCATCTTATCCAGCACCTTTTTTGCTGGGAGTTTAGCTGATAGGACTTCCCTTAATCTTTCATTGGTAGTCCCGTGGTCTTTGAGTATATCGAAATCAATCATATCTTGCCTCTAGTTCCGCTTGTTCCTGTAGATAAAATAACAATGCTATGTACGGTGGCACTTTGTTTATTTGCATCCATTTCTTTAGCTTTGAATATGGAATACAACTCCGAGCTGCAAGTTCTTCAACTGTGACATTAAGAAATTTAGCACATCGTTTAACCCTTCTCCTATCCCAGCCTTCTTTAACTCCAGCTTTTCCATGCAGTTGTTCGAGTAGGAATACGCTTGCGGTCAATAGGATTCAGCCTTGGATTTGTTAGCTGCTGCATCCCCACCCATCATAACAGCAAGAACTGGTGCGGCATCTTCATCAGGTGCATCAGGCTCAGACTTGCTATGAATAGATACTTCTTTAACAGAGAATACTGCTTGATCGTCAGTCCGGTCATCAAGTACACCTGTCACTGTCATCTTACACTCTTCACCAACATCTTTTGCAGCCAAGTAACCAGCAAGTTCGGTATCATCGGTTAAATCCAATACAACCTTATCATTTAAATTTGCCATGTTCCTTGTGTGATAACCAATTTTAGTGTCACAATCAAGATATTCCGCAATGAATTAGGTTGGCTCTAACGTCCCTTGCCCTTGGTGCATGAGCTTGTCCGTTCAATTCTAGCTTGAATATAGGATAGGTAACGCTATCAAACTTATGGATGTACCTACTTCTCTTAGGTTTTGTGGGGTCTTTCTTATCTGCTTCCAGTTTCATAAGCATATCAGTTGTGTTAGGGCATAGTGCTGAAACATAAAACTCATCTTGAAATAACTTACCTGAAAGTAATCTTACCCTAGCCTCCACTGATCCCTGTCCCTTCGGGCAACCAATCATTTTTATTCTCCCATTACTGTATCGCTCAAAGTCCCAGCTATCATAGCTTCCCTCCCCACCTGGATGCCATTGGTTGATAGCACTAGAGTCAGTGATATGTTCATAATGAAACTCATTTTTAATCTTAGTGTTCCAGTAATCCATACGCTGAATGATCTGTTGGCATAGTCGTTTGTATAGATGTCTTTCTCCTAAGTAATCTACCTCATCAAAGACAGTCCATATGTTCCCTCTCTTTGTGGGTATCATTTGAAGAAAGGTAACAGCAGAATAAACCTGACCTAAATCATAACCTATTATTATTGGATGCCCAACCTTCGGCATTAACCCACTCCCCTTTATCTCATCCCCTTTCTTATGAAGTTCGGGTGCGTAGTAATCTCTGAACAAGGCTTCACCGCTTGGCCTGTCTACCCATTCACCTTCAATTAATCTTCTCCACTCAACTGGATCTGCTTTAAGAATAGACTCAAGGTTATCAACGTACCCTTCCGGCAAACGCTTAGTATTCTCTTTGATTGGGACATGGTAGACTTTGTACCTAATGTTTCTCTTGCCATTATCTTCTATGATGTCTTCAAAGAACTGCTTGTAAACCCAGTGGCTTGGCCCTTCAGGGTTGCAGCTTGCAAGGAATTGTTGTGGCCCTCTAATCCCTCGCCTTCTTCCTAACTGTGCCGCTGGGTAACGAAAGTATTCCACTCCATCACATTGTGTAAGCTCATCAACATAGACACAACTTGGTGCTGGCCCTTTGATCCTAGTTTCTACAGCAGCGGCATATGGAATTGATATAAGAAGGATCTTACTCCACCCACCGAATCTATTCTTAACCCATCTATGCCTGTCTTTTGTATTGGGATCTAGCTTGGATGCTGTGTACTCAAGACCTATGCCCTCCTCCCATTGTGGTAGTATTAGAGTATCTAGGTCATGCCATATACCTTCCGCACCTGTTCGAATACTCGGAGCAATGATCATAACTAAAGCATTCTCCTCTTCATAGGCATGGCGTATTAGCTTATGAGCGAAGCCTATAGTTTTACCTGATCCTTTTTCCCCGTAGCCTAGTATAAACCTAGTACCGTCATCGAAGATCTTTTGCTGAGTCTTGTTGAGATCAGGATGCCAAGACTTTGATTCTGCTATAGTTGTGGTAGCAGCAGTAGCTAAGGCTTCCACTTCCTCATCACTTAGTGGTTCCCTTATTGGCATCTTTAACTTCTACTTTTGTGGCATCTGTTTGCACGATGATATTATTCATTGGCGAAAATCCAGGCTTACTGGAAGACTTCCCGCCCTTCTCATCTTGCTTGGCTTTTATCTGTGCGTCAATGAGTGCCCCTTTTAAAATGTCCCTATTGATTTCATTACGATACTTGACCGTATTAAACAGGGCTTCATATAAGGTTCGCTCTCTCTCCTCTTCTTGACCCGCAGTTATTTCCTCTTTGATCTCCCCCATGAGAACACCCAACTGTGTGAAGTCTTTGAGTATTCCTCCCGCTGTGATTTGCCGCATGGCCTGAAGATGTGTACTGCTAAAAGCGGCTGCTGCTATAGCCTCCTCCCTTGCTTTGCCTACAATACCTACTGCCTCCAGACCATGCGTTAACGCCCGTTCCTCTTCCTTTAATTTCTCGGTGAACTTAAGAGAAGGGTCAGGTCTGTGAACTACCTCTTGTTTAGTCGGGGGTTCAACAGGGTCTTTGCTCCACCTTGCGTTAAATTCTTCATCATTATATATCAGCTTATAGATATTACCCTTTGGCATATCCAGTAATAGAGCTGCTTTACTTACATCACCATCAGCTTCTTCCAATGCTAGGTGAATAGCCTTTCGCTCCCCTTTACTGTACTGATTCTTTCTCAAGTAATATAATGCTTAACAGTAGTAGAGGATTTAGAGTGAGCCAGATCTTTAGCTATTGTTTCTATATCCTCTCCTGATTTCTTACGCTGACTAGCATGAGTAACCCTAAAGCAATGGAATGTTTTATCCTCAATACCAAACCTAATCAGCATTCTTTTAAACGTCTGTTGAAACCATGTCCTACGTCCCGCTCCACCATCATCTGGCAGTAAGTATTTCTTTCTTTCTTCTGGGAATAAATATGAATCATCCTCTTGTGGCAGACTACCTATTGTCTTACGCAATCTAGCACTCATCTTTAAAGCAACCTTCTTATCCTTCTTGTCTGTCCACACCTCAACATGAGTTGGGCTAAAGCAATCCCATTCAAGCTGAACGATGTCACCTAAGCGTAACCCTGTCTCGACAGCTATAATTACAGCAGATCTCCAGAACCCCTCAGTGTTTGCAATGATATACTTAACCTCAGCAGGTGTGAATGCTTCCTTCTTCTGTGCTTGTCTCTTCTTATGTGGAACCTTCCTGATGTTAACCTTTACCAGTGAGGCAGGATTGCCAACCATCCACCCCTTAGCTACACAGTAATTAAAGAATGTCCTCAACGCTGACAGCTTATACCTACGAGTAGAAACAGCAGTAATCTTCTTACCGTTATTGATATAATCATTGACGATAAACTCATCTATTTTTTCGGTATGCGTATCTAATAGCTCCTTGTCCTCCAAGAAGTGAGCGACCTCTCTCCAAGTGTTTTCGGCAGTCTTGTTGGATTTACCTATTGCCTCCATCCACTCCATCATTTTATTCAATGCTTCATTTGCTTTCATTGTATGAATAGTTCTATCTCTTTATCTTTAGTTGCTTTCTTTATGAATTCTTTTCTCATGTCAGCGGTTGCTTTATCCGTAACATCTCCAACTATCTTCTCTCTAGTAATGGCTATTGTTAATTTACATTGAACCATTTGAGCCAACAGTCTGTCTATCTTCCCATTGATACGGTCTACGATCTTTAGGTTAGATTGAATAGCCTTACTCTTGGCACATCGTTCCTCAATTTCCTTCTGATATTCCTCGCTTAACTGCATAACACTGTCTCCATTTCTTTATCAGTGGAATATAGTAGTCATCCCAATCAGGCGTAGTCTTAAGGTATTTAAAACGAATAGGCCGCTTGCGTAGGTAGTCCCTGACATACTTCATACAAGTGGAATCAAGGAAGTCTACACCGCAAGCACCTGTAAATCTTCTGAACTTCTCAAGGCTTACACCCTTCCAAGAAGTCATCTCTGATATAGTTAGAACTTCATACTCTGATAGCCCTGACTTATCTGAGATCTCCTTGGTAGACATGGCTGGACCGGGGCGATGCTTGGCCATTAACCTGCATAACACAGGTGGGTAATCATCAACACGTTTCCAGAATTTTTCTGTGACAGACCAGTGAGTCACGGTTTTAGTGTCACATAATTTTTCGTCAAGTCAAGGGAATGGCGTGGAGGTTGGGGAATTAATCCTCCGCTAAATTGAAGACTTCTTCCAACATGCCGCACTCGTGCATAAACAATATCCTTTCAGCAACCGTTCCGTTTTCCCATTCCTCATCAGTTGTGTGGCCATCTTGGTCTGGACCTTCATTCCAAAGATCGCGGTTGTTTGCAGTGAGGTAACACTCCCCCATAGAGATAATTGGTTTCCATTCATCGTCCCAGTTTCTAGCAATAGACAAATCTCCAGTTGTTGATAAACGCCATTCATAATATCCGTTCCTTTCATCATGCTGATAGAAGTCCCACAGTTCGTACTCTTCTCCTATCTCATCGCCATCTATCTTTTGGATTTGTAATCGTTGCAAGTCATTACCAAATGTGAGGCGACAACCAAGGTACTCAGTCTGCCACTCGTACTGACCATCACCGTAAACATTTTTTTCTAATTTCATATCAGTTCCTACTTGGATCTCCTGTTTCATCTGCTGCCACCTCGAATGCTGACTCCAACATCTCAGTGATAGATCTATTTGCTTCTGCAACTCCAAGCGATTTGATAGCCGCGACACTTTGCCCAAGCATCACTGACCATAACGCTTCCTGTGGTTTGATCTGTAATGACACAGCAAGTTGATCGAATAACTTATTGATCTTGTCGTGCTGGTCTGCTGTTAATCTCTCTGGGTTCATGCTTCTATTTGTGCTTCTATTTGCTTTGCGTAGAATTCTCCTGCCTCTCTCATTAGTCTAGCTATAGCTTGTGCGTCTACACCTGGATCATCAATGAACGTGGGGTTCTCAATGCTAATGATTGGGGGCTTTATAGTAACAACTCCTATAAACCTAGGCTTATGTAGGTGGATAACAAGCTCATCATTATTATCATCATTCGCTATCACGAACTTAGACCAATCGTTATCGTTCCATTCTTTCATGCTTCTTCCTCCTCGTAATTTTCTGCTTCGTATTGCCTTTGCTCTGCCTCCATTACGTTGAAGTTGGAACACTCTTCCGATTTCCAATCTTTGCCTTGCAGCTCTAGAACTTTTCTTTCTAGGTCGTTCAACTCTGACTCTAGTTCTATGGCCTCGCCTATCTTCTCTTGAATCTCCTCTGACAGCCAAGCCATCTGTTCTGCTTTTGTTTCTTCACTCATTGCTTTCTATTTCTATTATACTTTACTTGTCAATTGTATTCCAATCAGGCCAATCAGTACCTTCCACTAACCTTGCCATCCCTGCACTGTGCAAGTTATCAAGGTCTAATGCTTTCTTGTATTCTGATTTAGCATCTTCTTCAGTCTCAAACATTGCTATGTTGTCTATTGTTTCTCCGTCATTGAAGAGATCATTTGTAGTAGTAAACACCACATACCATTCCTTCTCCTTCCGCTCCATTGCATTAGCAATTCTATCCAATGCGTCCGTCATCTTTGGTAGCGTTCTTTCTATGAGTCGCTTACCCATTACTGTTTCATGTAGTTCCATTTTTTTCTGTCTGTTGTATAGGCCACTTGCCATCGAAGGCGAATGACCCAAGCTCTTTGTACTTGTCCTTACCATGTAGCTGTTGCAAGTAAGTTACCTTCCCCGCTGTACCAGCTATGCAATCCATATCTTTCACGGCCAGCATTGCCATGCGTTTAGTTCCATCAAACTTGGTATCTAATCTAACGTGTGTTGTGTGTCTTGGTGTCTTCATTTGTTAGCCTCGAAGAATGCTTGAGCAAAACCTCTTGGTGTCTGGCTCCGCATCTCCTTAGTCCTTTCTGATTTGCCTCCGTACATAGTGTGCATCTTAGACCCTAGCACTGGAGGTAAACTTTTCTTTTTAGGTTTAGAGAACTTCCCCCATAAGAGAGTGTACTTGGTGTACTGTTCTTCCTCTCTCTCTCCCACTGGCAACCAACCAGCGAACTCATTAGGATGGAATGCGTACTCTCGAACACCGTACCAGTTCTTCATCCTTCCCACTGGATTCTCTAAGCACCACCACTTTGGGCTGTAGATAACCACTGTCCTCAAGCAAGCATCCACTACTCCTATGTTGTTCGTAAGTTTCTCAGGAGTATGCTTTGCCTTACCTCTCCAGTGCCTAGCTCCTGACACTGCGAACTCAGTACATGGGGGAGCCATAAGGATACCGTGTACTTTTTTATTCAGCTTAGGGAACAGTCGAACATCAAACCCTAGCTTAATGTCTACCTGTATTACCTCGTACCCTGCATCTCTGTAAGGCTGACTCCATCTACCACTGTAATCACATAGGGACAGGATAACCTTACTCATTCACTCCCTTTACTGTGACGCAGCCCTCTTCATACTTGAGGGTGTAATGAGTAAACCCATCAAAGAACTGCTTTATTTCCCAGCCTGTTAAATCAATGACGGGCCTACCTTTTTTTGAAGAAACCTTTCTACGTTCTACAATTATATCATCGTCTTCCAGTAACCAGAACTTAACTGACCTACCTCTTCCTCTTTGTATCCATTGAGGTGCATAATAAGAACCGGGAGTGAAGCCAACCTCTGACAACCTCTTGTTCTCAATCCAGATTCGAGCATGATCCTGCCCTGTCTTCTGGCACTTACCTAATTTGTACTTTTTTACATTGTCCACATTCTTGCCTTTCCATTACCTGTTCACCGCACTCTTCACACTCTTCCTCTTCAGGTTCTTCACCACTGCCATAACAATCAGGACAACTGTATGAAAGGGATGATCCCTGCTCTACATACAGATACCCTTTACCTCTACACCATTTGCATTTCATTTGTTTATCTTACTCTTTTGTATGGGACATCTACTGTCCGTGATTACCATATTTAGTGTCACAAATCCAACGCCAATTCCATTTTGAATTTCATTGCACTCAATACATCCAGCTTTCTTGATGCTTTCCATGTCTCATTGATACCGTACTTGTCATGTATCTTACCTATCTCTTTTACTGTCTTGTTGTATTCTTTTTGGAGCTTATCTCTGTCCCAATTGGAATAGTCTCTACCTTCTTCGTGATTGTAACTCATGCTTTAAACCTGTGCTTTATCCAGTACCCATACTTCTCGTTGGGACTGCGTAGTTGTATGTGATATTTACTGTCTGTCTTCTTGGCTACTAGACCCTCGTAGAACTCACACCCTTGCTTCTCATTGAACTGCTTCATCTCTTCCCAATGAGCATTGACTTCACACTCTGGAAAGTGAGGAGCAATGTAAGCACCAGCCATTATACTGAATCCAGTAGGGTTAAGATCTAAAGGGTCAACAGGTCTAAGGCTTTCCATTTCATTGTTCCAGAATGCGAAAGGTAATCGCGTGTCATAAACCAATCCCTTACGAAACAAGTAGGTCGGGCCTCTTCCTTTCATCGGTGTATCAAACACAATCAAGGAACCTTTCCCAATGTCATGCCTTCTCTCTAATGCTTCGCAGTCTACCCATTCTAGGTCTGTCTCTTTGAGTTGCATTAAAGCTGTGTCGAACTTGTCTGTAATACTTAGAGGTTCGCCTTGCCTGTTCCACATTCTGCCTGTTGGTACATGGACTAATGCTCTCCATCCATTGTACTTAGGTTCATACATCCAATCACCATACTTAGATGCTGCCTTATCTACAGGCCCACCGTTAGTTGGTCTTGCTGGGTACGTTATCATGTCTCTCTCTTCCATATGTCCATCACTTCCTGTATTGGTATGTTGAATTGTTTCTTGAATCTTTTCTGAACCTGCCACATGTCATCCTTCTCTATGACAACGCCCGTCCAGAAGTCTTTACTTGGGCCTGAATGAAACCAAGCAACTGGCTTGATTCCCCATGCTCTTATGTGCTGGCTAATCCACATCATGGGATCAATCGCACAGTCATTTCCGTTAATGATGTATGTATCGGGATGGTCTTGAAAGATCTGCCTAACCATCAAGTGTGTGTCTCTCCCAATGTAAACATCTAGCTGACCAATTCTAACTCGCCTGGTTGTAGTGCTGGGCATAGTCTTAGTAGGTCATTGAATTGTTCCTTTTGTTGGAACTCTTTGTACCACTCCATCAACTTAGGAATCTCCCTGTGCATTTGTAATGCGTCGATGTCTGGGTTGTATGTTAATGTGATCTGTCCTCTCATAACTCCAGCCAGTAAAGCGTCTTGCTCTTGGCCATTGTCTGTTGCATCACATATCGTATCGTTTATGTAGTCTGTTGCTTTCATATTCTACCACCAACTGCTGTAGTAAACTGCTTCACCATTAGCGAATGCTTCTCTAGCTTTACTAATGAACTTCAAGTCATCCTCCTTATCTTCATCAATGCTTTCCCCAAAGAAACAACCCTGTGTTGGAGGTAGACTGTTACTGTTAACATCAGCTTCCAACTTGTCTATGTCTTCACTTGTTAACTCTAGGTTTGAACAGTTGAAGTCACTGTCCTCCCCCCCTTTCTCGAAGTATAACTTATGCATCCAACCTTGGAGGTTAGCGTGTTTACGCCAGTAACTTATCTGGTCAGAAACAAATATCTCATCTGCATCTGATACACTTGGATCAAAGTCTACTGGTTTATCTACTGCTCTCTTGTCTACCTTGTATGCGTACTGATCTAGTCCCATGTTAAACCTTTACTTGTATTGTGCATGGCATGAGGTCGTGTATTTCCATGTTGGTTTCCAGTGAGTACATACTATGCCTCTCCTTGTGGAACCCTTCCTTTGGCTTACACTTCTCAGCTAACTCAAGTGCATCACTACACTCATACTCCTCGAACAGATCAGCGAGCCTACCTATAAGCTCATCCTGTTTGTCCTTGGGTATGGCATCACTCTTTACCTTAACCTCAAACGATTCCTCGAACTGATTAGGTAGAGATGGATCTATGTCTGCCAGTGCTGCTAAGTCTACCTTGCGATAGCTGTTCATCATAATGATCTTACCATGCACTGCATCCCATGTGCCTGTTACTCCTTGCTTACCAGACCAATGCTTGTAGTGCATATCAGGTACGCCTTCCTTAATCATCTTGGATGTTGAGTCGTACTGTTTCCATGCTGGTTTTAATTCAGCTAACAATTTCATGCTATCAACAAGCTCGGCATCCTCAACTACGGGATACTTACTTGTCTTCTTGATTGCTGCTGTTCCACTTTTCTTTATTCTGTTTAGTGCTGCTATACTCATCCTATTATTTCCTCTATGTCTTTTGTTTCCCAATGTATAAGAAAGATTTTATCTGGAGTTGGCGTGGTGTGGTACCAACCGTCATATCCAACAGTCATTTCTCTAGCCCACTCACCACGAAACCAATCTTCACCTTCACCTAACTTTATACTCGATGGTTCAGGCTTCCACATGGTTATGTCATCTGAAAAGTTAATACCAAACCATGTTCGCTTCACCTTACGTTTACCTTTCTATACTCTACCTTTGCTACTCCTCTTAGCCTGTACTCAGGTAACATCTCTCCCTTGTACTCAACTAGGTTTGTGCCTACTAACTTACCCATTAGGTGCGGTGTAACATCTAGCTTCCGTCCCTTCCTATATAGTGAGAACGATGGCCCTCGATCTAGCACAACACCCAACACTCTATTAGTGCCATGCTTTAGTTCGAGCCATGTCCCGAATGGATAATCTAAACTGGCGATGTATGGTTTATCTGGATCAAACTCTTGACCGCTTGCCATAAGATCACCTTTCTTGTAGCTGTCACCTTCTCCGTAATAACTACACTCAGTTGTCTTGAATCCCTTGTCTCGACTGCTCGCCCAGATCAGAGGGACTATCACTATCATTAGTATTAGTTTCTTCATCGTCAAAATATGTGGTCATGCATTGTGTTAGATGCCACTCGTTTGTTGCTGCATATATAACTTGCCCATCATTGTATACCCCCACCCTTGGATAGAACTCACTGAGTATCCGCATCATAACTGAATACAATGCGTAATCTCTTCCGTGTTTAATCAGGTTAATGAGATAGATTTTAATACATTGAATCATTCTCCTATGGTGTCTGGCATTATTGTGAAACTTTTCTCCTCAAAGGCTACGATCAGATGTGTCTTACATTTATCTAGCATCCTTTGAATCTCTGATACCTGAACTGTATCCGCTCCATCATCACCGCCCCATGTTGCACGTTTAAGTTCCCACCAATCATTGAACTCATCTACCTTTGGGTTACATCCCTCGGCGTATGCAATCGGATGAGTATGGCTGACACCGTTCCGGTCTGTTCCTCCTCCCGTCATAAAGTAAACACCCTGATCTCCAACAATAATAAGCGTTGGGGTTGTTGATGCTTTCTCTTTTAACTCATTCATTGATGGTAGATCGAAGCCGTTATACCAATCACCTGTATCTCTAGGGTACTTGATTGAATAATCTATAACTGCTTGCACCTCCTCCTTCTTAAACTTGAGGATGTCCGGCTCCGTGTACTCTCCTCTTATTTCATCTTCCATACTCTAGTAGTCCTCCTTACTTCTGATAATGGTTTAGGTTTGAAATATATATCACGCTCAACAGGTAGTCCTAACTTACCTCTTAACTTCCACAGCATATCCAAGCTGAAGTAGCCCAGCTCTGCCTCGATCCCCTCCACCAATCCAAAGAACTGATCTTCACCATCAAACTCTGTGGCGTACCAAGTCCAGTTGGAATCAGGTGTGAAATACTTAACCCATACTACGGGATCAGTTACTTCTTCCTGACTATATATAGGTGGAAGTTTCCTTCTTTCCTTATCAGGTAGTAGATCAAACTTTGTTGGTGCTTTACCTGTCTTTATTGTTCGTCGAAGTTCTGCTATGGCCAAAGCCTTTTCGACATTCGTTAATACTTCCTTCATCTCTTCACTCATAATTAATTTACCTTTGTTGCTATCTTTCTTAGGAAGGATGTCATCACTCCGATAGATGAAGTAATACCTCCAAGTACAACATTGTTACCTTCGCCATACATCTTCGCTCCTTCCTCCTTTGTGTATGCGTTTGCTATACCTATGCCATACACATCTATCTTGTAGATTGAACGACAGAAGCTAGTGGTATCAGCAACATGATTTATAGCAGCGTCACCACTGTAATGATGGGCGTGAGGCTCACCATCACTTATAACAAACACGATTCGGTTATCATAATATGGGTAGTCATTCATTAATTTCTTACTAACTTCCTCGATTGCATACCCGTCATAGTTAGCACCCCTATCTCTTATAGCTGGGATACGAACAGTGTCATCTCTTTGCTGGCTTAGGTACTCATGTATAACTACGCAGCATTCGTTCTTCGTTTTCTTTTTAGAAGGGACAGACTTGATTAGTTTTTCACCATGATTGTTTTCCCAATCAGCATAGTGTGTGTATATATCAAGACTAATACCTTTAATCTGCTTGAGTGCTTCAGACATAATCACACACACCTTATTAGCTGAGTCCATGCGAGTGACAGGAGCTTTGTAAGTACTACCCCCAGACTTGTCATAGTTTCCCATCGACCCTGACCTATCAACTAACAGTGCTACCGCAATCTTCTTACCCGATATGACTTGCTGCTTCTCAAAGACAGATGGGTTGTCCGTATTGAATGATAACTTATACAAGGACGCAGGATCTAAGTGTCCACTCTTCTGACCGCGAACATAACTGCGAGGATCATTGTTAAGGAAGTCTAAGCTATTAACTATTGCCTTGATTGAATCCTTATTATCACTGACCACTTGCTTGTACTTGTTAGACAACTTAGTAGCTGCTGCTTTCTTTGCAGGTGTAGACAAATCAAACTCATCTTCAACCACCCACTCAACACAAGACGGTGGCTCACCAGCATCAGGTATAGTAGGAAGCACCAGCTCAGACACATTAGTTGGAGTATCATCCTCACCTGACTTCATCTCATCTCCAAACAAGTGAGCATCAGCCTGACTAGGTAACGGATCACCCTCACCTTTGTCTTCACTGTTCTCACCTTCGCCTTCGCCCTCATCACTTCCACCTTCAGTCTCACACTCACCTTCCTCTTCTGGTACAGGATTGATAGGAGTATGTGCATCACCCTCTTCCTCCTCTTCCTCTACCTCGAACAGATCGTTGATGGTTTTCTCTAACAACTGTGCATCTTCAAACCTTTCCCTTGGTTTACCTGACAGCATGATCTCAGCCGCTTCATTCATTATCTGTTTCATCCTGCCATCATCCATGAATCTGGCATCTATAGGATTAAGTAGATTGTATGCTGTTGTTATCGTTGCTGACCTTGCATCTAGCTCAGTTAAGTTGTCCATGTACTCATCATTGACCGTAGTTGAATAGTCACGGTGAGCATCGAAGAAACCTGTGAAGCCAGACCAGTTATCCAGTACATCCTTACGAGCTACTGCTTGCTCCATAGCTTCCCAGATATACTTAGCTTTACTACGCTCCCTGTTGAATGGCTTCGCCTGTTTAGCTGCCCTAGGATGAACTGTTCTCTTCATGGTTGAGGCTATCATTGCTAACCCCGACATGATGTCAGTTGCTTCACCAGTTGATTCAGTGTTAGTGAATATATCTGCTGGCATATATACGGTATCTGACTCGACATCATTAACCGCACCGACTGTTGCAAACCCCAGCTTCAGTGACCTCTCGCCACTAACACTGTTGTCCAGTACGTTAAGGTTCTTGGCTACAGTTCTCTTGAGCCTATCCTTTTCTACTGTTGATTCATCTGCCTTAGCTACAGATGTCCAACCTCCATACCCACCACCATAAGAACCACGCGAGCTACCCCAGTTATCTAGGTAATCAGAAAGGCTAGTGCCATCCCTTCTACTCTCGTATCTACGTTCTTCTGCTGCTGCTTCATCTACTCTTATTTCCCACAATGGTTTACTCATAAATATACTCCTATTAAATACCCTGCAATCAGGGCGATCAGGCAAAGGAATCCTGTTTCCATTACCCAGAATTGTCTCTGAGCTTTCTGCCAGTCGGCTATGAACTTTTCTGATTCTTTAAATGTCATGGTATTAATTACATTAAACTTACACCTGCAAATAATGTCAGTGCCTTACTCCTATCTGACTCAGGGCCATCAGCATCGAAGTGATTAAGAATGGTATGCTCGATTGCATCCTTGCCTAACTCGGGCCATAGGAAGCAACACTCTTCAGCCTGTCTGTATGTGATCGGCTTGTCATACGAACCAGTACCAACTACGCCACACTTGGATTGCACCTGCTTGACCACCCTAGATAAGTTCTTAGCGAAGTCTTGATCCACTCCTGTCCTACTCACTAATACCTTAGTCATGTTCGCCTCAGTCAATGGCTGGAAGATTGCTCGTATCTTGAATCGAGATAGCAATGACTCACACATTCTGAATGTACCTTGGTATTGTGTACCGATGTTAGCTGTCGCAATGAACACAGTGTCTATGCCTATGCGTACCTCACCTAGTTGATCAATGTGTGTCCGTCTGTCTTGCAACAGTTCAAGCAATGGATTCTGAATGGAGGGATCAAGACGGTTCAACTCCTCTAACCGTACAACTACACCACCCATACTGATAGCCTTCACGAATGCACTATGCTCAAAGAATGTCTTACCATCCCTAGCTTGCATGGTACCGAACCATTGCTGTGCCTCTCGTACAGTTGAACAGTTGATCGAGAAGAACTTGCGATTGGTTGCCGCTGCGAATTGCTCTGCTGCCTTGGACTTACCCGATGACGGATCACCTTGAGCTAACACACACGACATCCCCCTAATGCTTGCTGCATTGTTAACAGCCTTCCATAACTTCTTATGTTCCTTGCTTACAATGAAGTCACGGTCAACCTCTGGTACTGGTGGACTAAACTCACCCATCTCAACAGTCGATGCGGTACTCACTGCTGATTCTAATGTCTTAACACGGGCATTAAGATTGTTCACATGATTCTCCATGTCATCGTATTGCTGCTTCGCTGCCTCGATACGGAAGTCATTGACCACCTCATGTGGGGCAGACATAAACCGCATAGGATCTGTAAGTACCTGCTCTTTGGTTAATAAAGGAGGAGGCACAAACACACCGTTACTTTTCATACGATTAGCAGGTGCTACCTCTGCCTCTTCCTCTTCTTGAGGTTCATCTTCGTATGGAGTGAGGTCACTAGTAGTGATGAAGGTTGCCAGCTTATTGGCTTGCTCTGATATCTCTTTAGACATGGAGACGGAAATGTCAGCGTCGATTGATTTATCTATAGCCCACTCAACCCAACCGCTGATCGTCTTGAATGTACTTGTCGTGTTATGGTTTATAGACTTCAAGATACATTGCTCTGCCATCTTGTTTATCTTTGCATCACCACTCGTAATACAAACTAACACTGTCTTTAACATACTGCTTACGTCTTGCTTTGTTTCTGTACTCATCTTTATTTATACTGCCTGTAGTTGCTTTCTTAATAATGCCATCGGACTATCTTCATCCTCTGACTTGACGGTAGGGACAGGCTTACCCTTACCTTTTCTGAACTTGAACTTGGTAGGAGTCTGACAACTGTGACCCCAGTACCCTTTGTTACCTGATTTCAATGCACGATAACCTGTCTTCTTGATGAACCCGTACTCTCTCAGCTCTTTCTCTGCTGCATCATCGAACCCATCACTTGTTATCCAACACCAATCACCATCTTTCTCTATTGCTATACCCTTATTACTTGCCCACTCTATGCAAGTATCTTGACTAACAGGGTTGCGTTTCAGCCATCGCTTTTTCTTCGTACCACTCATGTCTTCTCTCTTGTATTGTTAACCTATCCTTACTACTACCCTTCCTTCTCCTTGGATTAGAGCAACACACACACTTAGGCTTCTCGCCTCTATACCTGACTAGCATCTGTATATTAGTGTCACAGTGTGAAGGATGGTATTCTGCGACCTCAAACCTGGGCCGCCATCTCTTGCGTGTAGTTCTTGCCATGCTTTCTGTATCTTTTGTTGTACTTTTTCTTCACTGATCTTACGTCTGATGGAGACATTGATTTCCTATGCCAACTACCTTTACCATCGAAGCAATCTCTCTCTGATCCGTCCTTACATGGTATCCTTGGACTCACCACGCTTTTTCCTCCGATAAAGTGTATAGATCGCTAATACTGGAACGAATTTCATCCCGGTACAGAGCCTTACCACTAAACTCTTTAAGTTGTTCTATGACTTCTTCGTGTTTGTATGTGCCTTTAGGGAGTCGCGCTATATCATATACTTGATCTATGAATTCCTGATCTTTCATACTCATCCTTCTATTGCTGGTGTTGGTTGATAATCCAGAAGCGAGCCATCTATTTTCTCAATAAACTTTATCGCTTCACCTACTGTCTCTATACTTAATATTGCTTGCACCTTAATGATGCTCTCATAATCACCTTCATTTTGTTTCTCCAAGGAATCTAACATCTTCCTATGTTCCTTATACTTCTTGAGCTTATCACCCTTCAGATTAATCTTACTCGGCTCCGTGTCCCATCTATAGGAAGTGATTCTATCATCTGCATTAATAGGCTTACACGCACTCTCCAACAACTGAACATTCAGCTCGTTTATCTCTGCACACTTCTGCTTTATCTGATTCTTTATCTTGTCTGCCCCAATGGATTCCTCATAACGACATTGTGCTGACTTAGTTTCTATATCAGTCTTATTATTTGCTAGTGTTCGCTTTTCCCTACCTATATCTACCAGTACATCTGATAACTTATTCTTCTCTGATGGGGTTAGTTTTCTCTCTTGGTTTGTATCTTTTATTATGTCTAACATTTATTTACCTTTCTGTTTTGTTGTTACTTGTTTGCTATCTCTCTTCATCTTCTCGAACCACCAATCTGCTACCTCTGGTGATGCCTTTGCCCTTCCATCTCTACGGTTAGGCTTAACTCTTATCAGTGTTTGTTGTGTCATAATCATGATCCCGATCCCGCATATTCCCCAGAATATCTACTAATAGGAAACGGGATGCCTACGATCCAGCCTTGCCCACAACCATCGCTTCCTACTAAGTATGCCCACGGACACAGCGACTTGATCCACTTGTCAGCCTTATATCTAGACTCCATGTCTGCCTCAATCCAATCGCCTTCCTTCCATTGGTTCTCCAGATTCCAGTAGTACGGTAGATAGTAGAGAGTAAACCCACTATCACCCTCAACGTCATACACAGTCGTATACTTACCTATCTCCTTGAGTACACTGAACTGTGCTTCATGGGACAACTTGCCATCGTATAGGTTGCCCTCAAACGTAATAACTAGCTTGTTCACATTAACCTCCCGTTACCTACCAGCACATTGCGTAGACAAGACCCTTGCCCTTTGCGTTTACTGTGTGATTGGTAGTGTTCATACGATTCCTCGGACATGATCTGTATTTCTCCCGCTGTCTTGTGCGAGTAGATCATAGCCCCTTTTCTCCTGCATTCCTGCCTAGGTTTAACTACCTTTGGCACATACACTCCATGCTTCATAACATCCTTTCTCCTGATATGGTTGGTGATAAAAAATACAGGGCCATCATCAATGCGATAGCCCCGTACACAACTAGAGTGAGGACAATAAGCCCCACATTCTTTAATGTTTTCATGTCATTACCTTTTTTAGTGTCACATATCCCACCCATTAATAGTAGAGAATTTATGATAGAAATACCTAGCTTCTGCACTATCTATCACATATTCCTGTAACAGCATGGCGATCCAGAAACGCATTGCTACCTTGCGTCCTCCACCTACAGCCTTGCCTTCTGTCCTTGCCTCTGAGCTAGGAACAATACTCTCCATCCATACCAATTCATCACGGTCTTCTGGATCTAGTACAGCCCATGTATCAAAGGTATATTGATCAGGTAACTGTCGTTTCACCTCGTTATTACTACACTTCTTAGCCAATGAGTTGATCCCCACTGGCAATGGTCTACGCATTACTTCTGTCTGTATCATTTGGTTCCTTTCACTTTTCTATAATCTTCCATCAATCTTGCCGTATCTTTAGCTATTTGTTCTATCTCTCTCTCTTTAAACCAACACCACACATAATGGTGAACTGTATATGCTATACTGTATATTGATATTGCTACCAATCCACACATGACAATGATGCCTATATTTAAAGCTAATAACTGAATTATATTATCCATTTTATTATTATCCTTTCTATTTGATTAAGAATTAATTAATTGCATTAACATAGATGCTTTTTGTTCTTTGTTTAAAGATGGCATCATTTCCCCTAATATTGCCAAGCTATCAACTGGCTTCATAGGTGGAATACTTGCTATAGCTTCCTTCCTAGCTTTGACCAGTGATTTCTTTGTGGGCCTTGCGTATGTTGGTGCTTCCATGTTTCTTTTCTTGGTACGAAGGCAACTGCTTACAATTTCACCTGTCTTTTTGTTAGTTGTTACATCTAAGTTTACCTGATTGTTTTGCTCGAATATGTCTTTGATTCTTGCCTCAACTGCTTTGTGTGCTTTGACACTTTCTTCCTTCCAAGCTTTATGTTTCTTGGAGTAGAATTCTTTATTCTTTGCTAATCTTACAAGTTTTCCTGATTTATATTCTAAAACAAGTTTACCGTTTGACTCTCTTGCCCACTTCTTCTGATTTAAGTTACAGTATGTCATCCAAGACATTGCAGGTGTATCACCACTGTCTTTAATTGCTACTTCCTTATTGCTGATTGTTTCTTTAATAAGGCCACCGTTTTTAACACTAGGAACTACTTTTTTATTTGTCATAATATACTTTCTTTTTGCTACTCTGTTTTTATTCAGCCTTGTAACTGACAATTAATTCAACTGTAGAATAATTGGGAACATTAACAGTGCGGTATAGTGTCATTGACTCATATTCATCGAATACTGCTATACCACAAAAGTATCTGTTATTAAGGGGATTGGATGCTGTCACTGTTTGTCGTGCCTCCTCTCCGGCTCCTCGCCTCAAAGTGTAACCCTATCATCTTCTGATGTTGCTAGTTATCTTCAGCCATTCTCATGCCTATTCTCATGCCCCACTATGTACAGCCCTCAGCTTCCATATAGATCTCACACTCGTGAACCGTCTATATTACCCTGAATTCAACTTCTGATTATTTGCTTCATGTATTAAGTTTATTTGATAAACAAGGGATGTCATCCAACCCTACAAGATAATCTCTTCTCGAAGTATCTACTGCTAACTAAGTTAAAGATTACGATTGCATATGATTACCTTAATCACTCGCTCTCACACTTCCATTGCCTAGGTTAGTTAATGCAATGGTTTCTTGTCGCATGGTACTTTGATTGCCTGTCGCATTGGTTCGCTTGTTAACTATTTCAAGAATAGAAGATTTAGGACTTGAGGAGGGGCATATTATACCGGCCCGTATTTTCTCGCACGACTTACTCGAACTCGCAGTATGTTGGCTGCAAGGTATGTCAAAGAGCATTAAGTTAACTCTTACACCTATACCTATTGAGTTGTGACCCTATATCAATAGTGTGACACCCCATGTGTGAGATCGAGGGGCGGGGGTGAGGGGGGAAAGCTTTTTGTCGCGACTCACTATATACATGTCTCTTCTCAACTTTCTGGCATTTTTCAGATTTCGATTTATGCTTTTTGAGTGAGGCTTTTTGGATTCAAGATTTGTAGATACCAGGAGTGGTTGACTGTAATTAAAATTGAGTTTGGCAGGGTTACTCTTCGTGACAAAATTAAGCTGTTCGTTACAATGATCCGATCAATCAAGTGGAGTCGTGATAAGACGTTTAGGAGAAAGTATAGGAGTTGTTATCGCTGTCCTTTGTACCATCGGGATTTACGGCGTTGTCGCCCTTATAATGACAGTCCTGCTGGGTGTGGGTGCTATATGCCATTTAAGATCTCGCTTGGTGGAGGGTGTTGGATCAATGAAACTTTTCCAGAAGAGGATTTAGGTTGGAAAAAAAGAAACTAGAACCGCATTACTATGTATTCGTCTTGGAATTGAATGGCGAGTTTTATGAATGTGGTGCTAGGTGTAGTTCTGAGGAGGATGGTTTTAATATGAGGATACTAACCAACAGTACATTACCAGAGGAAGAGATCCCTGAGACTGTGGTTGAGGTGATTGATGGGTGGATTGAGGATACTAAGAGTGCTTATCACCAGAAGTATTTGATGACGCTACCTTAAGTTCTCTTAGCATAGGTATTTCTTTATATAATTTGTTAATGGTATATTCGGCAGCTGATAGAGTGACATAAAACTTTTCAACTAAGGCTGTCCCGTCATCGACAAATACCTTTTTGTATGAGATCTCGGGAGGCTTCTCCGGTACTTCTATGCCATGGCAGAATTTTCGAGGTTTACAGTTACATCTACAGTTTTTCATTAATCTTTTTTGCCTGATATATGGCGTTTTTTAGTATGCGAATACATTCTATTTGAGTTGTTTGCCTTAAAGCAGTCTCCAGGTTCTTGATTAGATCAGACATAAGCCTCCATCTTTATCATTTTTAGTGTCACAAGGCTACTTATTCGCTGCTTCTCGGAGTTTTTCTCTTACGATTCTGCTTGGAACGAACTGCATACGGTAGGTTTTGTCCCATTTTATGCGTTTTCCGTTGAGGTCTGAGCCTAATCTAGCCTTTCTATCCACCCTATTGAAGCTTCCTAGGTTGTGGATCTGTACAGTTTTGCCATTTGTAACGCTATCAACTATGTAAAACGGTAGACATTCTAGAACATGACGGACATCTGTGATTTTTAAGTCGGTTTGTTCTGCGATTATCTCAGCTAAGTCTTTAGTGGTTGTTTTGAGGTGTAATTTCGCCATCGTTAGGGTGTCTTATGCCAGTGTCTTTGTTGACTAGCGTTTTTTCTGTGTGAACTACGCTATCAAAACAGTCATAACAGACGTTTCCGTACACTGCCCTGTCCCAATAGTAGCACTTTTTATGCTGTTCGCAGTAGTAGCATTCGTTAACGGCCCCTCTAATATCTTTTGGTAACAGTTTCATGGTGGTATTGAGGGACATAATTGTTATTTCCAGAGTTCTTGTTCTAGTAATGAGAGGATTAAACCGTAGTTTGCTATATCTCTGGCGTTATCTTTGATGGATTCGTTGTTAGGTTCCCCTTTTGTTTTAATTCTTTTCTGGAGAAGGTTCATCATACGTTGGACTTTGTCGTTTAACCTGATGGCAACGCCTAACATATTCATATCCCTCTCTTCAAATGAGGCTATGTTCTTAGATCCGTAGTCTTGTTGCTTCTTATCAAACAGAAGTACGCAGGACATGGATTCGTGTAGGGCTTTGTTGCCCATATCTGTCTTTAGTTGGTTTTGGTAGTATTTTATATCTGTCATAACGCTTTTAAAATTGCATCTGAGTCTAACATATTCCCTTCATTATCTTGTAACGCACCAGCTTCTATAACTAATTCAAGTCCATGACCGTGGAAGAATGATAGTAGTGAAGTTAGTTCTGATATGTGGTCCATGTTTTTTAGTTTTACTATTTTAGATGTTATAAGTTTTCCGTCACAAATAATGCCGTGGTGTCTAGCTATCCGATAGTCTTCTACAGCCATTTCGATCATGGCACATAACAATCTCCTTATTCCGTGTTCATCTAGCCACGGGTGATAATGGATAAAACCTTGTGTATTCTGGTTTAAATTCAAATTCTACATCCTTTCCATTCGCACCATTCCTGTTCTTTGCTATGTAGAGGTTTATTCTTTTATGTAGTCCCGTGTATGAGTCATCCTCTGCTGGTTCCCATAGAAACATACAGCAATCTGCATCCTGCTCTATGGAGCCTGAATCTCTTAGATCTGATAGTTGTGGTCGCCTATTGTCCCTACCCCCTTTTTCTACGTTTCTGTTAAGCTGTGCGGCTGCAATTACGGGAACATTAAGCTCTGCTGCCATAAGTTTAAGAGATCTACTGATTTCAGATACAACTTCATACTTACCACCCTTTCTGGATTCTTTGCTGCCTTGAATTAACTGTAGATAATCAACGATAATAACCCTGCATCCATAGTTTTTTACATACCTTCTAGCCTCTGATCGGAGCATATTAGGTGTTAAGTCGGTCCTGTCATTTACGAACATTGGTAGCAGTCTTACTTCAGATGACTTGGAGATCTTAGTGAAGTCTTGTTTTGATAAAGTCCCACGATAAACATAGTTCATATCAATCTCTGCGTGAGCTGCCATTAATCGCATACCTAGTTCTTTTTTAGTCATTTCCAGACTGAACATAGCTACTGGGCTACCAGACACTAAAATGTTGTGTGCAATGGACAGAGCCATAGCTGTCTTACCTTGTCCTGGTCTACCTGCTACGATGTAAACTCTTCCGTCTTGAAGTCCTCCAAGTGCATTATCTAATTCAGGAAACCCAGTTGGTATTCCCCAAGGAGTATCGGTCTTGTTATTGTACCTGTCTTCAATCTCCCCGATGATTTCTGGGATGGTTTCCTTTAAAGATTCATCTGTGGTTTTGCCTACATGATCTTGCATATCTAGGACGAAGGTTTGTAGTCCTGATAACATATCATCTATCTCGCCCACATTAGCCGCTGAGACAGCCTCCTGAGCGTTTTCTAGTTTAACCTTAGTCTGTCGTCGGGTCTTAAGTAAAAATAGCTCACGGAGCCAATATGAAGCATTGTGCTTGGTTGGTGCATTGTCTTCCCAAGCTGTTAATGATTGCATACCCCCAATTTTATCCAGAAGGTTTTGGTTTCTTAATTCATAAACCACCTTTTGAGTATCAATGTCTTCACACCTTTCATGCATTGACTCTAGGATCTCATACACTCTGTGATGTTTAAGTTCGTAGAACCAAGATCCATCTACACCTGCGGCTATGCATTCTTCTATTCCTCCCAGTAGACAAACTCCAATTAGCCCTTGTTCTGCTTCAAGATTGTATAAGCTCATTCCTCTTCCTTTCTTCTATCATCTGTCTTCTAAGTTCCTCTGCTCTTGCTGGGTTCTCTATCTGCATTCTCCTGTACTCAGCCATCTTCTCTCTTTTTGCGTATTCATCCTTGTTTACTGCCCTGTCTAAATTTCTATCAAAGTTGCTTGGTCTGAACAGGCAGGTTGGGTTTAACCACTTTGGTTCATTGGTGGTCCCTTTAAGTTCCTCAGTCTTATGTTCAATCACTAGGATCATATCCTCCATAGAGTGACCTTCCCTTAGTCTTGCTCGTATGGACTCAAGGTTCTTTGCACCTCTAAATCTTTTACCTGCTATCGTATTAAACTTATTCAGAACCTCTCTAGCATTCCTATTGATAACCTTGTCAGTCTCAGACTCTTCACTAGAAGCAATTTTAGATTCAGAATTTCTATTGTTCACATCATCATCTATATATCTTCTTTCTTCTTTCTTCTTGTTAGTGTCCGGCGATGTGTCCGGCAGTGCGTCCGGCGATGTGTCCCGCGATGCGTCTGGGTTCTCTTGGTACGATGACCAGTTTAGTACTGATATTACTGTCTTTCTTGCGTACATTTTGCGTCTGATCATTGAGTCCTTTTCCATCGTGTTAAAAATGTTGTTTACGGTGTCCTTATTTATGTCGAAAAACTCGGCAACTTTACGACAACTGCACACCAAATCACCGGGGCAAAGCGTCCTGTCTTCGCCAGCGATTCGCATGACATATGGCTTGTGAGATGCTTTAAGCAAAAGGTAACTCCAGACAGCTAGGAAAATATGGTTAGAGGCATTTGGATTATCCAACACCTTGCGGAAAATTTTGACATAGCCATTACTCACCTCTTGTTGAAAATTCTCTGCCAGAAGGTTCTCTTTTTATGCCAATCCTCTTTGTTTCTTGAGGATCTTCTTGCTGCAATATCTAGTTCCCTATCTGTAAACATAAACTTTTTCTCAATCCCTTTTTCCACCAGGATAACGAATTTATATTTATTGTTTGCACTAGAACGAGCATCTGTATTTACAGTTTCCGTTAGTTCTCCTATATCGACTTTCATAATAAATTAGGAGGTCGGGGTGTTAAATGAGAGGCGTTGACGGGAAAGCAATAAATCCGTCACGGTAGAAAGCACAAACCTTACACCTTGCCCAAGGCTCTCCCTTGGTTCTATTCCCCGACCAAATCTCATCTGTTCTCCATATGCCTTTGCACCTCTAATACTGCGAAGCTGGCTGAGTATGAATAGTGCCTCTTCGCTTCAATTGGGTTCATCTTTGATGTTAACGTATAAACCCAGCTATTTAAGGCTGCTAGTATGGTTCTCTTGCAGTTTGTTTCCATATAGGCCATCTCCTTAGCTATCTCCTTGTAAACGTCTTCAAGGCGTATCCTCGGCCTCATTCTGTGTTTCCTTTTGTTTCTCGTTCCACTCATGGCATTCCACGGCGAACAGGTGTAGTCTTTGATAGAGATTACCTAAGTATTCATCTACCGAATCAAATCCCAAATCACTCGCAGCTCTGCCTAGGTGTGGAATTTCTTTTTCTCTTATTGGTGTTTCTGGTTTTTTTGCCATCGGCTAATTCTCCAATTCTTATTAATGTAAAGTACCCGTAATTTCCCGGCTTCAGAGTAGACTGATCCACCATCTCATCGCCGCCTTGTTGTCCTTGAATAGAGTGCATAATCCTGTTCCTACTTTTCTTGCTATATCTTCGTCTTTTCTAAAATTGATTGCCACTGAATGATTCAATGCGTGAATACACTCATGCAGAAATGTGTCTGCGATTGCTTGGTTAGACATTGTTTTACAAATTACAATGATCTGATTGTCATAGTCGCACCACCCATCAGCTTCGGCTGCTTCCCTTTCGGTTGCTTCAACGAACTTTATTTTATAAGTGAAATTTAAAATCTTAACTTGTCTGGGGGGTCTTGGTTTATTCATAGATGATCTCCTCTTACTAATCTAAAAAAGTCATCACAAGTCATTCCTATCATCCACGGGTGGCGATCCTTGTGTAAGGCTGCTATTGCAAACTGTTCTGTCTTCTTGTCTCTGATAGCTTGTTCAACAGCATTCCATAGATGTGGTCTTGCTCCTGCTTTAACTTCAAAATGAAACAAAGGTAATGAAGCACATATGACATCAGGTACTCCTTCGCTTATCGCATTAAAATTGCCAGCCACTTGTGCAGTCCTATGAGCTGGGTATCCTTCATTGGTGCAAATACTTGCCCACGCTCTTTCATTCACTGCTCCTTTATTCCTAGAATTTATCATGTGATAACTCTGTATGTGTTTTCTTTTTCTTTCTCTTTTTCAATGTCTGCAAACCCGTCATTAACCTGTGCCCTAATAGCCTCTAACTCTTGAGTGATTGATTGGTTATCTAATTCAGTTAATCTCAATTCCAGTTGTAGAATCATTTTGTTAAGTATGTCCTTGTTCATAAATTAAACGTCCCGCCTCATTTTATGTTTACGCCGATAAGCCCTTGTGGGAAGGGACTTGAAGTTAGAGGCGAGACTAAATTATTCATTTTCAACAAATCTCCTTATCGCAAATCTAAAACAAAATAATCCAACCACTAGCGAGATTAATTGAATAAAAAACCGTAACGCTCCACCTTGTAGAGATTCTTGCATTTGGTACGGATCAGCGAACATCACTGCAAAGATTCCTATGACGATTCCTATGAGGAACATTATTGCCAATGTTGATACAATAAATACGATGTATGATATAATATATTTACCCATGTTATTTTTCTAAATTTGTAACTCTAACTTTTCCATGTTTTTAAAAATTCCTCTGGTGTTAATCCGCTCTCCTTGAACTTTCTAATCATAGGCCCATCTCTGTAGTCTGGATCAAATCTCCCTTGTAGAACCTTTAGTCTTACTTTTTTTGTAATCTGCTGATTAAGTGAAGCTAACCCCTGTATTCTTTTTCCATTAGGGCCAACCGTATCCTTCATTGACTCCAGCCCGTAGTGACCACTCTCACCGATTTTAGGTATGTCATCCATTTATCTGGACTCCAGCTTCTCTTCTAATTTGTTGATGGTGTGAAGACAGTCCCTTACGAACACCTCAGAATCTTTCGACGCTCTTACTGCATCTTGAAATCCTTTAGGGTGTCTCTTTATTAATTCGTGAGCGTTCTCGAACTTCGTCGTTATGCACCCGCTCGTCATTACCAGCGAGAGCATTAGCGATAGCGTCATCCACCATTGCATCCTTCTTTTTCCTCCTGACCTCTGCATTTGATTTTTTAACTTTTTGTTCAAAGAACTTTACGATCTTACTTAGTAAAGGGACTGCCTTCATAAAGGCCCATAGCCAGTTCATTAGAAACCGCCTGTGTCAGTGGGTGCAGGTTTAGGTGCGGAGTCAGCTTTACTTCCACAGAAACCACAGCTCTCAACGTGAATTATATTCTTAGACCGATTATCACCTGACTGTTTGTCTACCCACTTCTCCGTTCTTGTCTTACCTCTGAACCAGATCTGCTTACCTTTCTCAAAGTGCTTTTGGATAAACTCAGCATTCTTTCCAAACGCTTTAGCTTCTTGAAACGTAGGATCGTCTACCCAGTTATCTCCTTCTTTTTTCTGCTCATTGATTGCAATGGAGAAGGAAGTAATACTAAACCCATCTTTTTCGATAGTCTCAGGATCTCTAGTTAAGTTCCCCATCATGTGGGTCGAATTTAATGTTGCCATATCTGTTATTTTATTAGTTTTTTCTTACACTGAAGCCGATAAAACGACTCTCCCCGCTTCATTATTTTTTCTGCGGGAAATTCCTTACCTGAAAATATCTTGCGTAGTTTGCTTGATGATACCGTACAGGCTTCTAAAAATTTTTCTTTAGCTTTCTTACCGTACTCTTTTTCAAGTGCAGGTTTACAAGCCAGCCATGCTTCCTTTAAGTCAGGAGCAATTTCTCTTCCTCTACATTTAGAATGTTTATAGTTGGGCAACTCGTTTCCAGCTTTAATGTGTGCCACTCCAAGCTCTTTAACTTTCTTACTCCAGACTGAAACTAGATCTCCAATAATCATTGCCTTACTAAGATCTTCAGATGATTCAAATTTAGTGGGCAACCCAGAGGAAACTATTGAAACTATTTCGTGATTAACTGCTTCACACTCAGCGAGATTCTTGCACCATTGGCAGTTCTTATTTGCTCTTGGCTTCACACCTGGCGTAAGTCTCTTTGCTAGGATCTCCATGATCTTCGCTTTAGCTTTATCGTATGTAGTGTTCCAAGTGTAGTGGTACTTCTGATCTTCCCAAACTAAATGAAGTGTAGCGTTATTGTGATCTGTTATTCTTGGCCACTTACCATCTCTAGCTTCATCTAGTAACGCTAAAGCATATCCCTCTTGCTGGGCTATGTGATCTTCATTAGATCCCCACCCTGTCTTAAGATCCGAAACATGAAGTTGTCCATCAACCGATCCATGAAAATCAACGTGACCGAAGTATAAATCTTGAAAGCCAGCTTGTGATTCACAGTGAATGAATTCATCACCGTAAATACTATTAAGAGTATCAACAGAAAATTGTAACTCTTCGTCAGTTACTACTTTTAGTCCCGTCTTCATTAAAACCCAGCTCCTTGTTTCTTTGGGTGATTACTCTTTCTAAAAGCTCATGCCGCTGTGTTCCCCTTTCAGCAGCTTCACTAGTTCCTCCCCTGTTTGTGAACAATGCACAGAGTTCCCACTTACCAAAGTTACTAGGACTTTGTGGATGATGTGGTCTTTCTCTGTGCTGTGTATCAGGCATTGCTTTTGCTAAAAAATTTGTCCTGTTGTTTGTGCGATCTCTACAACTTGAGCAGCATTAAGAGGTTTCAATTCTTCGCAGTGTCTTTTAACAACAACACATGACCTTATGCCAATTTGATTAAGAATATCTGTAAGTATTTCATTTACCATTTTAGTAGATGGCTTAACTCCATTCTCTCTCATCTCTTTTCTGATTTCTAATTTGAGAGCCTGTTTGTTTATGAAATTATTAGGATGCACTAAATTGCCTCTCTCTTCTTTTGGCTTTGGCTTGATCTAACTTGTCACTTGTCTTAAGCCTGTCTTTCATTTCGTAGTATCCTAACTTCTTGTTGAGATTCTTGATTTCTCTTTTGAGTGCTTTAATTTCAGCCTGACAAGCATCTCCATACTCCATTATTATATCCCTAGTGTCTTGCATACTGCCTCTATGTTGTTGATTAATAATTGACGCTCATTGTCCTTAAGATCTCTGAAAGTTTGGCCTTGCTTGATGTAGCCTTTGCCTATGCAATACTTGTTAACTTTATCCTCTTTAGTACCAAATCTAAGCTGGCAGCTAACTACCCAAGCTGGAGGTGAAACCTTCTGAGGTGTAACATGAGCAGTAGTTCGAGACTCTTGAGGTTCTTCTGGGGCAGTATCAGGCAGATCCTCTCCTGCGTAGATGTAATGACCGAGTCCGAACAATGCTAAACACTTTACTAAACACCGCATTGTAGTGTCGCTAACCTGTCTTGAATTAGGATTCTTAATCGGGTTATTGCGATTATCCATTACAGGTAGCCACATTAACCTCCGAACATTCTCAATAATTACCTCTACCCATACGGTTGCAGTCCCATCAGGAAGGATCTCATACGGATACATCTTTGTTGCATTGCTTGGGTCTGAGAAATACTTAACGTCAAACTCTGTGTCGGGATAATTCTCCATAGCGATACCCCATGCCCATGCCCATGACAGGTATTTAAGCCCCATCTTCTTATCAATCTGATCGGTGCAATCAATTTTACTCAATTTACCCCATATATCTTTGTGTTTTGTTTCCATTTTATCCTGTGTATTTGCGTATATGATCTGGCCTAAACCGTAGAGTAGATCCAATTTTGTAGCCTTTAAGATTTCCTTTATCCAAATGCCTATATAAAGCGGATTGTGATATATTAAGAAATTTACAGACTTGCTTTGCTGTCATCATAGGCTCTGGTTCTGTACTGAAAGTGGTCATTCTTCAAAATACTTTCTTAC